TATACTCTAACTGATTGTAGTGCAAGTACTTTTTCCCACTAGAGAGCACTTAGGAGAGAGGGGCTACGCTATATTCTCTTGGGGAGGGACCGATAATCCCAATGAATCTCTATACTTTGCTAGATTACGAAAAGATTCGCATATTTACTTTCCTGGCATAATGTGCATCTAGATGATCTCTATAATCCATAGCATCTAATACACAGTTGAATGTCTTCTCGTAACGTTTATCGTCTATAATGCCTGTTACTACTATCATATGACTGTTATATTAACCTTCTGGCCTACCTGTTGAATCATTACTCTCTCACCTCTAGAATTGTAATTATAATAGATTTCTGACTTATAATCTTGTTGAGTTGAATCATTATTAAAAGGCATCTTATTACTCGCACCCTTTAATGATTGTTGTTCATTAGGTGTATTAAAAGGCATATTTCTACTTACGCCTTCTAACATTGATATATTAACAATAGAGCTTATTTCACTCATTTTCTTCTTTCTACATATCTGTATAGTTAAAGTTAAGAACTATACGACCGTTCATATTATTAATCTCATTATGAGTGCCATGAGACATCCATCCCGGAAAAATAATACAATCACCTATCTGTGGATTAAAATTGTAATATAAATGAGAGTACTTATTATTCTCTGTATAATGGTTAAGACTTGTATATGGGTTAGGATTATAAAAATATATGTTATTCGAATCTTCTGAAGTATGCGCATACAAGACGACTGAATGCAAAGCTTTTCCGTGTTGATGAGGTAATACCATACCTCCTTTGTCTTGTATAGTAATGAGCATATCTGTTAATTTAACAGGTACTGAACCTATCTTATCAGAGTACTCATTAGCTAATGCATTCACATTCTCAATAATATCTAATCCACCATCAACTAGATCAACAAACATTTTAACAAACAATGTATTCGAATCTATAGATGTATTGCTATATGTTGTACGTGAATAACTGTTAAGTTTAGGATGCTCATGAAATAATTCTGAATGATCATCACAAAATTTTACAATAGATTTCGATTGTTCTAGCGTTAGAACATTCTTATTGTAACTAATCGGAGATGGGAATGCATCAATAATATTCATTTCATTCGAAGTGTCTTTCTAGCATTTCAATACGATCTGTCGCTGCTGCCATCTTATCTAATTCTTCTTGAATGGCTTCTACAATATCGCTATGTTCTCCAATACCAACTGACTGGTTCATATAAACCATAATGTTAGTTTTCGCACGTTCTAGTTCACCTTCGGCATGCATCCGTGCTGCTTTGACTAATTGTTCTTTCATCAGTAATGTTCTCCATCTGCTGAACGGCCATTATACTTAGATCCTGACTGTAGTAATTTATTAATTGAGTCTGGATTGTTTTCAGCTTGACGGAATGTTACAGCCGTAATTGTAATACCAGTGATCAATAGGACATGAATTGCTGCGCTAATGCCAAACGCTATAAAACTGCCAACCATTACAGCAAACAGGCCACTCCAAATAAAGAACAGGCATTGAAAGATCATATGTGCTACCATAGGATCTAGTTTCCGAAGCGGAGAGTTCTCGATTGTCATTACACTGTCCCACATCTCTCGTGGAAGACTTGCAAGTCCTGTAAGGGTAGTTGCCCACCCAATAGGTTTATTTTTATAATTCATTATTCTTCACCCATGCTTTGAAGATATTCAATAATTTCTGCACGTTTATTCTCTTTCTTTTCTCTGTAATTCATCTTAGTGCCTTTCACTGTCTTCTTACTATTTGTAAGCCATTGATCCATCAACTCTACAGTCCATACAGGATTCTCTTCAGCCCATTTTAGAAACTTCTTGCTATACTTGTAGTCTTCGTTGACACCTGTACCGCGATTCATTATGTTCCACAGGTTCGGACCAGTACCATTCTTCGCACCTTCTTCTATACTGTGACAGGCTTTACATTTCTTAAAAGCTTTGTCATTTGCAAATAAAGGTGAGGCTAATAGACTTAAAATAAATGCTGTTCTTAGTATCATTACATCCCTGCTTTGTTTATTTCTCTGATATTATCAGATATTTTTTGGTTAAATTCTTTATCACTCTGACTAATATATAGTCCTTCGCTAAGCGCCCTAGAAAAGCTTGCTGTCATATTATCGTTAACAGCAAGACGACTGCATGCTTCTTTCGTTGTATACCCTCCACTGAGACCAACTAGTTTTACCCATTCACTATCTAATTCTTTATATAAGTTTGGCACCTCAGGGAGTGTTAATTTAAGTATGCAATGCGAACTAAAATCTCTTAATAGTATTTTAAGATATTCTAATAACCAGGATTCGATATTTGCTTTATTAGGATGATCAATAGGAACTTCTGGTTCAATGATCGGAACAAGACCTATAGATGCTATTTCTTTTGCTAATTCGAATTGTTGTTTTAGTAGAGGAATCATAATATTTTCTGTCTTTACAATACTTCTCATCTTAGTACCATAGCAGCCATTACTTACTGAATACTGAATCATTGCATCAATATCAAAGTCTTTTAGAGTACCATCCTCTTCACAACCTGAGTCAATCTTACAGATAACTTCTATTCCTTTATTCTTTAGAACAGGAACCATACCTTTATCGATAGTATCTTTGTATAGTATCGCAGCCCAGATATTATCTCTAGTAAAATCAGGAGAGTTAACCATACGAAGACGCATCTCATGGACCAAGTCCATCTTATTATCTTCTGTATACTGTTGCCCGTATCTCTCTAGGACTCCTCCAGTAGAACCTCCGCTATGATCCATTGCAGCAATAAACTTATTCATTATTCTAATCCCAGACAAGGAATGAGAATTGATTGTTTACAGTTATCCGGATAAGCGATTGCTGACCCAAGAATAGGCAGGCCTGCCATTCCAATAATAATAATTAAGAAGGCCCAACCTAGACCTTTTGTCGTGCAATAGTTTTCACTCATATGATGCTCCTGTCTCTCTAAAGAAGTTCTCTGACCAGAATGCTTTATCATCTATCCATACATCGTAGTTCTCTTTTTCTCCTACGCTAAGCTCATGATACTTACATCCCCAATCATCTAATTGCTTCTTAGTTAAATCATAATAGTCAATACCACTTACACACCCTCTAGCAGTCATATACTTAATCGTATGACCTAGATCAAATAATCGATTTACTTTTCTTATTCGCTTCATATCAGGAATATGATTAGCATAATCTTTCTTCCCATCTGCTAAGATAATTTCTTCGCATATGGTTCCATCAATATCAATTACATATTTCATTACAGATCTTTCTTAATATCTGGAATAACTCCATCATAAGGTCTGAAGTTTGAACCTGTTGAAAGCATGCATGCAGACCCTTCATTCCATCTTATAATATATGTCCAGTTACCAGTGTCTTGATTAGTAAATAACATCGTTACACCACGATAAACTTTCCCATCAACTCCAAAGACTTGTCCCACAGAGGTAAATAAAAGAAACTCTTGTTGCTTTGCTAGTAATCTTAGTAGAGGTTCATATGGACCGCATGGAAAAGAAAACGGGTACCATTTTGTTTGGTCTTGAGCGTTAACCGATAGAGGTGCTAAAGCTAAGAATAGTGTTAAAATCCATTTATTCATCTTCCTTATCTTTCTTTATAATTTTCTTATTCATTAATCTTTTTCCCATGGAAATACAATCCATCTTGGATCGTCTAAAGTTAGTGCAGCTGTACCAAAGAAATTTGAAGCTGTCTTCTCTACTAATGAGATAAAATGTACATCGGGTTTAGTATTAGTATTATATGCTTTTGCTAGATCTTTAAACGTTCGTCCTGTATCGTTAATATCATCTACAAATAATACTGTCTTTCCTGTATCAATTGCTTGTTGAATAATGTCACAATACTGCTGACGAGATTCATCTCTAGTTTGCCATGTTACTGTTTCCATAGGACGTTCTAAAGCATGAGACAAATGAAGAGCAGGGAGCAGTCCCCCTCTAACAATTCCTACAATTAGATCAGGTTTTAATTTAGATGCAATATCTTCAAGGTTATGACACATTGAAAGGACATCAGAATAATCAAGATATATTTTATTTTTAAACTTCATCTTTCACCAAAAAGTTAATTTTTACAATTCCATTATCGCTACTAGTAACATAGTACTCAATATTGTTATCAGTAAGAATTTTTCTAAGTTGTTCAAGAGTCATCTCACGCATTAATTAGACCCTCTAATATACCAAGAACTGTTTCGCTTTCATCTGTACTTGTTTTTTGAATAGCGTCTTTGATACATTGTCGGGTATATTCTAGAGGATATCTTTTTCCATCCTTATCCATTCCTGTATTGATTAGATAAACATTACAATCAACTTGCTCTACTTTCTGCATGAGCATATCACTGTATTCTTTTACCTGTCTGGGCATAAATGGAGATCCATAACATGGACTAAATAATGGCTTTATTACATCAGTTCCCGCTTCTGTTCCTGGCATCTGACTTGTGTATCCGGTTTCAAAAAACTTACGGACTGTCTCACCGCTTATCTTACTAACAGCAGGAAAGACGCCTTTAGCATCCATAGTAAGAAAGAATATATTATCTGGATGGTTGAATTGCTGAGAAGTATGATAAGCATTCTCTACACAATTTATAGGATAGCTTAATCTAGCATTAGGTGCACCTGGATTCTCAACTACTAGAGTATCTTTACTCTTAGCTAATTCAACAGCATCAAAAATAGTCTTATGAGTTTCTGGTGACAGACCTTCTGACTTAGCATAGCAACCAGTTTCGATCATACCAATTCCATCGCTGTGCCAGTAGACTTCATCATCACTAATTAGTTTATAATCTGGATCACTAGACAGAGTTGTCTTTCCTGTTCCGCTCAAACCAAACATTAGATTGGTTGTATCTTTATATGTGAATGCTGCACAGTGCATTGGTAGTTTGTCTTCTTCTGGCAGTTCAAATCCAAGAATACCAAACACACCCTTTTTGATTTCACCTAAGAATGTTGTACCACTAATTAACATAATCTTTTCATCTAAGTGAACATATATGGTTGGTTCAACATCAAGTAATGTATTATGAATGATCTTCCAATCTGCATAATCATGCAAAGGATCATCATCCATCACATTAAACATATTACGAACAAACTGCGCATGCCGGTCATCATTAGTCTCAACGCTAAAACATCTGCCAGCAGAATAGAACACAAGATAATGTTGATACTCTTGATCAATCATATCTTCATACAATTCCCAGAAGTCTACTTCACTTCCAATCTTGTTATACTTGGGACGGGATAAGTCTAACTTTCGAGCTCGATTACCGAAAAAATATTTATTCTCAGGACTACGACCAGACGGGCTAGTCGTTATCGTAATATTTGGCATAAGTCACTCCAAGAGAGTTAATGCACTCTCTGTTCAGTTTTAATCAATGGTTTAATTCTATGTGTATTACTATCAATAGTAGCCATCATATTTTCATACTCTTCAGGAGTAAGAATAGTTTTATATAGAGTTAAAGATACAGTATTAAGCACTGCAGCAACAGCCAATCCAGGATGCTTAGCACAAAGCTCTCCTGCGATACCTATAACTTTATCATATAACTCTTCAGTCTCATAATCATCATCACTCATTAATCAAGCACTCCTTTTTCTATTGGTGCGGTCCTTAAACCTGAAACCCATAAACAATCTATAGTTTGATTTTTATTAGTAACTAAAACAGATGCATTTTTCATAGCTGATATACATTTATCTTTATTATCATAACTATCGACATGAAAATATTCAATATTCGCACTGTTCCCCATTGCTAACCATATTAGTACCCACATTTCTATTTCCTTATATAATTACCTGCAATTGATATTCTTGTACATTCAGATTTAAATGAGTTAACCATGTGAGGAAGAGAACTTGGGAATATAAATGCTTCTTTTATTTTAGGCATATGAGAAATTAATTTAATATTTTTAAATAGAGGTTCAGGAGGTTTAGGTAATTCGTTATAAAAAGTGATAGCTCCAGGAACAACATCAGTTTCAGCTAGTGAGGCTTCTTTCATTAAAATATCAGGAATATCATAGTATATTACAAATGATAAATCGCTATCTACGTGAGTGTGAAGAGATCTGCTTTCGTTATTTCCTTGAAAGTTTATCCATGCATTAGCACATACAAATTCATCTTTAACCGGTTTAGCATAAGGTTGCCATGTTTTATTATGTGCTTCAACATATTTTGTGATATAAGGAGAAAATAATTCGTTAAATGTTATTTTCTCATTACCGGTCAGTTCATACTCTCTTTCTAACTTATCTACGTTATGTTTAAACCTATTATTTTCTTGTTGAGGTTTATTTACACAAGATGATATAAAATTATACAGATTCTCATCTATATCAATTCTACAAAGTAGAGGGCCCCAGTAATAAAAATACATATGCTGGTGTTCATGTAAATGATTAAGCTGCATTATTATCTTTCAAAGCTTTTTCTAGTTCAGAAACTTTTTTACAAAGCTCACTTACAGTTTTCTCTAACTCTACTACGCGATATCGAGCTTCAGCAGCCTTATCCGATGCATTCAAAATTCTCATTTCCAACAAGCCGCTGTCCATTAAAATAATCCTTCCAATAAGCTTCAATTAAATCTTTAACAGCAACAAAATCGATTCCTTTTTGTGATTTCCATTTTAAGATATCTTCCATTACCAAATTTTCAAAGCTGTTCATCTTCTTTCTCACTTTCTGCTAGTTCATGTTTTAATTCACTGATAGTACGATTTAAATCTACAATATCAGACTCAAGCTTACGGACTTTTTGTTTCATCTCAGTATCTTTTTGCCACATAACTTTATCGACGCCTTGCAATTCACTCCAGGTAAAAAATACAACAGCGCCGATAAAAAATATTAAAACGAAAAAAACTACTTCCATTAGCAGTCCCCACTAGCGTCCCATACATATTCTGAATACTTATACTTAGGCCCGAAAATAACTACATCATCATGACCTACTTCAGTAAATACTCGAGTGTCGTACACTTTATGAATCATTGCAGGACTACCAAAGATGCGATGAGCACGAACGTACTCATCTCCTCTAAATCCAACATAGTGTACAGTTTTAACCATAATCTTTATAATTTCCTATTTTTTCGTTATCATCGTAACCGGCAAGGTAAGCTTCTATTTCTTCAGATGTCATACCATCTTCCATAACAGCTTCAGATCGATATGTATCACCTACAAAGTAATGAGGTCTCAAACCACGACGATAATAGCTGTCTGCTCCTCCTCGATCATAAGGACCTCCATGACGATTATCATACTTTGACATTATATAACTTGTACAAAAGTATCATAATCTTCTTCGGTATAACCATAGACAAGAGCTCCACTAAATTCAGGATCAATATCTATATAATACCACTCCTCGATATAATCTTTTGCACCTTGGATTTCTTCTTCATCCATATCATCGTCAATCATACATTGAGTAGCTTCTTCTTTAGTTAAGATTTCAAGCTTACCTTCTTGAAGAACAACTTCTTCGATAACTCCACGAGAACCTGAAAGCACTCTATAGATTCCAGATTTATCAAAATGTGAACGATCAGCTCTAGTAATTAACTCAGCTTGTTCAGCGCTTACAGGAATAAACTTAAAGTTCATTGCTTCTTCATATGTAATTCCATCTTTAACATTCATATATAAACTATCAGTCATTCTATATCTCCTCTTAAGAACCTAATACGACTTCAAATGATCCATCTTCTTTACGATCAAAACCTTCGATAAAGACATGGTTATGATCATCAGCTTGAGTCAAAAGAGACTCTACAGCACGTTCAATATCTGATTGCTCAGCAATTGCAATAAAAGATGATACTTCAGAGAAGTTATAATCAGGATAGCTTCCACCTGAAATATAATTATAAGTCAAGCGAGAGCCTGCTTTCATCTCTGCAGGTATTGTTACATCTTCGCACCAGATTGACTTGATCATTTGATATCTCCTTCTTTCTATACATATAATATAGTATATTCTAAGGCGTAATGCAACTGTTTTGTGAAAAAAGGTTTTATTTGTTTACAAGGAGTTAGTAGAAATATGAAAGTTTTATGAATTTATATACTAGACAGCCTAAATTACTATATTGGTTATTTAAGAGGTATCAATGAGTAATAAAGCAAATAAACTATGGAAAAAGGTAAAGAAAATGGATCTAGGAAACCCCGTAATCACCGCTCTTGTTGGACTGGTGATTTTTTATATTGGCCTCAAAACTTTCTCAGGAGGTATGAAGTCAATGGGTAATATGGACCACCTACAATTCTTTTTAGGTAATCCGATTTATATGTTTATCGGTGGAATAGTCATGACTTTATTATGGCAATCGTCATCATTATCAACTACAGCAATTATTGCATTAGTAGCATCTGGAGCTCTTCCTTTACCTGCTGCTGTAGCTGCTGTGTTAGGAGCTAACATAGGGACTACAGGAACAATATGGCTTGCTGGATTCTTTGTATCAGATGGTATGCCTAAAGGGGATACGTTACGAATAGCAGTAGCACATACAGGAATGAATTTAATAATGGCTTTAGCTCTATTACCGTTTGTAGGTAGAATAGGTCAGTTTCTTATGAAGATTGGTTAGCATGCCATCGATCAACATCTTCTGGAGAGTTGATCTCAATACCGTTAAAATCGACTCGAGTTACTCCAATAGTTGTGCCTGAATCAAGCCAACGGAGTTGCTCGAGTTTTTCTATTTTCTCATGCTTAGATTCTTCTTTAGGGTAATGTTTGAGAATATCTCTAGTATAGCCATATACACCTAGATGATGAGAACCATAATTAGTTCCTCTTCCAAACCAGTTTGCAAATGAGGTATTATGAATTAATTTAACTGAATTAGGGTCAGAGAGAAGATGCTCAGGCATCTCTGTATAAGCAGTTGCAATATCCCAACCTTGTTTTAAACAATTATAAACTGAATGAATAATATCAGGAGTAATGTCTGGCATGTCCCCTTGAACGTTAATAATAGTATCATATTGCATTAATTTTTCATTTGCTAATGCTAACTTACATCTCTCTGTACCATTAAAAGCATCATCAGTAAATATTACATGTTTATAAGGTATACAATGAGATACTTGTCTGCTATCAGTAACTACAAACACATCAAAACCAGATGCTATACATTTATCGTATACCATCGACACCATTGGTTTATTATTTAAGAGAGTTAAAGGTTTACCAGGAAAGCGCGAAGAATCATATCTCGCCGGAATCAATATCACTGGATTTAAATACTGATTGTTTATTTTCAACATCACGCTGTGCTTCCATTATTTCTTTCACTACACCTTTATGAGATGTAATTATTAGTATCTTTTCATTAAGATCATATAAAATATATTTATTTCTTTTCTTTGTGAGATACATTGTTTTGATACTCTATCCAAGCTTCTTCAAAACCATCTTCATACTCATATAAAGGAGCTCCGTTAGACCCAGCTACCCAGAGGCGTTTAAAATAACTGTTATGACTACTTCTTAAAGTATCATCCGTAGTTTTTAAATGACCCTTTATCAACCAGAACAATCTAGCTGATTCTTTTAAACTATCATCTTCATAAGACATTACTTATTCTCAAATCACTTACAGCACCTTTCACTATTGAAGGGTACTCGCCAAGGAATGTCCCGGCATTAAGATCATCGAGAGTAAGATATTTTTTATGATAATGAGTAATCTCTTCCCAATGCTCTTTTAATAATTTAGCTAACCAATCGAAACAGTCATCTGAAATTAAAGGATCATCTTCTATATAGTAGGCATATGCAGCTATTAGATAGAGGGGAACAGCCAAGTTAATATTAATTTTAACTTGTTTGAAGAAATAAGTATTAAGCAAATTTTCCGTTATTGCTGTTGAAGATCTATTATTTAGATCCTCAGAACTTTCCGACTCTGTAATCCTCATATAATTTATATCCAATCATTCCAAAAATTATCGTCACTAAATTAAGATAAAATAACCCTCCGGCTATCTGCCAAGCAAACCAAATACATACTGCATAATCATACCAACGCATTAATAAATCTTTTTAACTAAGTAATCAAAAGGCTTGACTGATTTGTACTCAATGCCATGCCCTTGCATATCTTTACCTTTTAAGTGAGTATTTGTTAGCTTGTTAAGCTCAGATAGGTGAAACACATTTTTTTCTTTACCTATTGTTCCCTCTATCCATATTGTAATCACATACTCATCACTAAATATTCTTTTAATAATCCCTACTTTTTGGGTACTTTTATTTTTAGAGGACATCTTTGATCATAACCTATCGTTACTGTGTATGGAAAATGATAATACAATCTACTTATATCTCGTTCGGCATAATATTTACACACTTTAACTAAAACGTTACTACCGTTAATCCATATATGAGTAGCTGCTACTATTGATAGCGCTAACTCTACCAAGAACCGTTACCTAATCCTATCATGTAAATAATAAAACCTAATACTGCTGATAAAGCTACGGCTAGCAATAAACCAACGGTCCATTCAATTATTTTTTGTTTTCTCTCTTCAGCAGCGTAAACTTGCTCTCTACGCTTTTTACGCATATCTCCTTCAATACGTACTATTTCATCCCAGGCTGAGGGTCCATAAAACAGAGAAATGTGAGAACGAAGCTCCTCACGCATCTCCTTAGCTTTTTGCTTATGTCCCCATGCTTCTAATGCGGATTGTTCTACTTGGCTTGCACCAAATATTTTCTTGAACAATGGTGGATTTTCTGCCTGACTATGAGAAAAATCTAAATCAGACATTGCGCCAGCCCATTGACTCAATGTGCCTGCCATATCATGTAATTCTTTGCCGACGCCAATCGCTTTCTTAATACCATTATAAGCTGCGGTAGCACCAGCTATTGCTGTTACTGGATCTATCATTCATACTACTTTCTACTATTAAAGTTAGTAAATCCATAGTATATCTTAGAACTTCAATCAGTTTTAGTTATTTATCAAAATTAGTATTGAGAGTTAGGAGAGTGTCCCAAGTATCCATATAATCGGTTACAGCAAAAACTTGACCCCCTCTTTTTATTACTTCTTCAGCAAGAGTAAGGTCATTACCTCCTTCTTCCATTTTATCACCGAAGAAATAAACATCTGAGCAATCTTCAAAATGCATTTTAGCTATTTGACTTTTATCCCATCCTTTAGGAAAAATATCAAGACCAGTTTCTCCTCCTATAGTAGCTTGAAGGTCAGGAAACTTAGAGTTAAACCGTTCTACCATCATTGCACGTTCATTATTCTTTTTATCAAACTCTTTATACTTTTGTCTATGAAGCCAATCAGCATTTCGTCCAACTACAGAAAAGTTAAGACAGCCAGGTCTTCCTTCAATATGACGTCCAGTAAATTCATAAGGGTATTTTGTATCCATCATAAGATAGATTAACTCATCATAGACTTCAGGTTCAGGAACCCAGGTTTTTCCGTGCACACAGACATCTTTTTCCCATACACTATTACCTGAACAATTATATACACGAACAGCTCGGTCGTATATTTCAACGCCGAGCTGATCCAAAGTCTTTTGTCTATCTGATCCAGTAACAAAATATACTTCATTATCTTCGCAGAAGTCCATGAAATATTTTTCGAAGCCTAAATCTATGCGCTGTCTACTAGGAGTTAATGTACCGTCAACATCAAATATAAATCGCATATAATGCACCTAAACCATAAATTAAAGTTAAACAACTATTTGTCGCTATCAGCGGCTTGTCCTTCATAATAATTCCTGCAGTAGTCCACAATATCCCGCCAAATGTGTTCAGAATTATGTACATTGGATATATGTTTAGTGCTGCGGTTGTTGCTCCTACTATTAGAGTCAATGTTGCAGCCCATTTCAATAAAGTCAGATTCATAAGTCTCCTGGATCATTTTTATCCTTTGTTATATTTTTTCCAAGTTGCTAGTGGGTCAGGATCATGATTAAGATAACATTGACCTATATCATGACCTTCTCTTATTTTGTTACCTTCTAATTCTAGTAATTCACCATACATCATTTCTTTTGGTTCTACACACCATTCAATAGTTACTTTATCACCAAACGGTCTTCGAAGGTTACTTCTAAAAACTGTCCAAGAATATTTCCAATTACTTTTAAATCGTTCACCTTGACGATGCCAACTATCTACATTTTCTAAAATAGTACCGTAACGATTTTCTTTATGAGTTGTACTTCCTCTGTAAACTATATCACCTGACTCATGAACATATTGATATATTCCACCTATCACAACCTTATCAAGCTTACTCATTAATTCTCTCCATAATAACTTTTTCTAAACCTTCAGGACCAAATGTAAAGTTATCAAAATAACAAGCTACATGTCCTCTACGATGTAAATGATTTGCAATACACATTATTGCTGCCATTCTCGTAGCTTCAAAAGCATCGTCTTCTGTTTCAAGATAAACTCCTTCAGCCATAGAGAGAATAGATGCTAATAAAATAATATTATTATACTCGTCTCCTTTTTGTGCATCAGGAATCTCTTCATCAGTTAAAATAGCTGCCATTTCACCAAGAACTTCTGAGTCATGACGAGTTAATTTTAAAAAGAATTCAGAAGGCATGAAGTACTGATCTTTTTTCAGTTTTCTAGCTGCCTTCTTAATAACTGGGTGAGCAATATCAGCATCTAATATGTTATCTATATTAGTTAGCATCTATTTCTTCTACAGAAATTTTATACCATTTGCCATTCATATCAGAAACCTTGATAGTTTTTTTAGTAGAAACAAGATATCCATCAGAAGGATGAAGATCCATACTAACACCATTCACAAAGCCAACAATACCATCAGGGTCGAACTTTAATAGAGATTTATGAATTAAGTCAGCAATTTTATCGCAATAAGCTAACATTAGTTTCCTCCATTTGACCCATTCGTACATACCAAGCATTAGCTTTACGTCCTGAGTATTTACCATAAACTGAGTGAGCTTGATCATAGGTCAAGCCCTCCCAACGTTCTCTGCCTTTCATATCGAACCTTACTTCAACCCACCACATTATACTACCTGCCCTTCTCCAAGACCAGCTTCAATGATCGCATATTCAGCATCGAGCTCTCGCTCAAATTTATTTACCATTTTAGCTTTCTTTTTAAGAAGCTCAGAAATAGAATGATAAGCCATGAAGGTATCAGCTTCATTGCGCTTACCTAGAAGTTGAAGTATTTCACCTAACTTATCGATATCTTCGTACAAATCAACCATAATATATCTCCTCTATTGATAACTTATACTAGTCTCAATAGAATTAAAGTGCAACTGTTTTTTACTAAAAATCTAAATCTTTTCGGATATTTTCAATCTGCTCTTTTAATTTTAGCTTTTGCTTTTTCATTTGTCTAATAAGCAAATCATTTTCATGCAATTGTTCCATTTTTTTGATTCGCGAGTCAAGCTCAAGATGAGTTAATTCAAGATGCTTTAGTCGGTATTCCCATTTGTCTGAGTTCATCGTCATCGAAGTACCCTTTGTCAATGTAATATTCATGTGCGGACAATCTCCCCTCACAACACGCTTTTCTAAATTCTAAAGGCGTATAATTGTATTTATTATACGCCCATTCATATATTTGCTCCACTATGCAGCCCAGTCCATTTCTTTATAAGTTACTACTTCAGCAAGCTCTTTAATAAGCTTACGACCATAGTCTGTAAACAAGACACCTTGTTCCCAAACAAAATGCTCTACACATTGTTCGTGATAGAAAGTTTCTTGAGAAGAAATCCAACGAAGAGCTGTCTTATGATCACCAGCACCAAGACCAATTACATCTTGAATACGAGCTTCGAAGCGTTCAATAGCTTCTACCTCAGCTTTACGATCAGCTTTCTCGTTATCTGCAAGCTCATCACAAAGAGCATTCCAAAGCTCTTGCTTCTGACGGGGAGTACGATCTTCCCATTCTTGCATTAAAGAACCTCTAGGACGAAAGCCATTTACATCTTTAAAAAGATCGCTGAAAGTATCATCGCAATAAGTAAATTCCATTTTTATATCTCCTCTTAACATACATATATTATATGAACTAAATACTTTAATAGCAACTGTTTTATGAAAAAAGGTTTCATTAGATATCAATAAGTTATGTTTTATTTGTATTATAATTCCAATGAAAATCAGCTAATTCTCGAAGAATCTATGCAAAATACTCGAAATCTTGAGCTTCTTGAGTCAAATTCTGTGCTTGAGAAGCTACTGATTCGTGCAGAAATGTATAAAAAACAATATAAATGTGAGTTATATAATAGATCTGAGGCTAAACCTAATCACTGGGTAACTAAGCGTATTGAGCGTAAAGGTCCTGTTCGCAGATCTGAGGAAACTCGTCGTAAAATGTCTGAAGCTACATCTGGAGAAGGCAATAGTCAATATGGAAAACCTAGACCGGATCATGTCAAAGAAACTGTCTCTAAAAAATTAAAAGAGCATTACAAATACCATAAACACCATCGCGAAGGAGTTACTGATTCTGAAGAGACTAAACTTCTTAAATCAGTAAATAATAATAACAAAGGTGGGTGGATATGGATTTGTAATGCTTTCACAAAAGAAGAGAAAAGATGTTACGGAGAAATTCCTACCGGATGGAGAAGAGGTCGCTTACATAATTACATTGAATATGTAAGAGCTACAAAAAATAAGGATCTTTAACAAAAGAATCTATACTGTTAACCCCGTCGATATTTCTAGTTGGAAAAGTATTAAAGGCTATAGAATATCTTGTAGGAGCATTTTCTTCCTGATGAACTCCATGTTTTAACTTAGAAGGAAATAATACTAGGTCCCCAGGTGAAGGTGAAATTTTATATTCATTTTCTATTGATTTTGGTTGTATACAAAATAATTCATTAGAATCATAAAATGTGATAGGTGTGCCGTGAGAGAGATAAACAGACCCGCTAATGTAACTGTTAGCATGAAAATGTGTATCGATTGATTTACCATTAAACATATTATTTGACCAAGAGTTTGTTATTTCAATCCCGTCTATTAAATGATTAAAAACGTTTTTTCCAAATCCTAATACTAAATCTTGTATCTCTCTTTTTACATCAAGAAGATGGGGGTGGTGAAATATACTCGAATGAGTCGCAGGCTCTCTTCCCGAATAATCATAATTAGAAACTAAATCAAGAGTCATTTTTATCCTATCGTCACACATTGTATTTAATTTAGTGTGAAAAATAGGTGTAGAAAATATATTAATTACCGGACTCATAATTAATCCATCCTGTTATAATCATTTTTTCTTCTTTAGGTGCAGGAATACTATAATGTGTATGAGTCCAATCTGCAGGCCATAAAAGAGTTAAACCTTTTCTGGGCTGCACTCCTCCGTTATAATATTTAAAATGTGTTTCTCCACCTTGTTCAATAGTGTTTAGATAAGTCATAAAAACAAAATGTCTTTGAGTTTCACCTTCATAGTTTCTTTCATAATGAGGCTGATGAAACCCTCCGTCTGGAGGATATTTTTGAATATTAATCGTTTCATTTATTTTATAATTCTGAAATTTACTAGCTAAAATATCATATTTTCTGATGTACTGCTTTACTAACTCAAATACATCTATAACATAGGGGCTTACATCATCTGGATCTAAAGCAACATCATAACTATCTTTAACAGTTGTATCTACTCTATTTACATAACCTCCACCCTCTAACATAGTACCAATTTTGCCTCGATCAGGGGTTTTGTTATTGTATACTTCTATTAATTTATCACATATATTATCACAAATTTGACCACATAATATAAATGTTTCTTTATTTTCTACTTGTAAAGGACTAAAATCTTGTAACATTAATTACCATAAACTTCTCTAAATTTTTTTCTTAAATCAATAAAATCCCAAATATAATTATCTCTATCTTCTATAAACAACTGTGGATCTTCATTATCTACAGTAATTACAGTAACTATTTGTCTAATTGGTATTTTAGTTCGCTCTTCAAACATGACACAATATGCTGATTCTTGCATCATATATCCTTTAATCCATTCTTTCTTTTTTATTTTTCGTGACGTTTTAAAGTCTATAACAGACATCAATCCGTCCCACTCAGCAATACAATCAACTCTTCCTCCAACTTCTAAATAATCAGAATACAACGGACATTCTTGCATAACTACATTATTTAAATGTTTATCTAGTAATGGTTTTATGGAATTAAATGCTTGTATATTTACAGGCATATGTTTTTCTTTATAATTATCTATATTATTAATATAGTCTTCACATAGTTTGTGTACAGCTGTTCCCCTAACTGCTGCCTGAGTAGATATTTTATTAGCTTTTTCTGCTCCTACTCTTTTACGCCACTCTACTATAGATTTTGCTGAAGCAAAACCTGAGACTGTAGTTACAGAAGGATATTTTTTACCACTAGGAGTGACGTAGTATCTTTTTCCATTAATAGTTTCAGTTTCAAGCTCTTGAAGCTCAGGAGGATTTATATGATTAAACATTTTTATTTCTATTAAAGTTATTTAAGAAGGTTTTACGAGCAAGATTATTATTATTTGCTTTTAGCTTAATTCTATTATCTTTTAAATTATATATGTAACAAAACGGGTCACCTTGTTTGAAATGATATACAGCATCTATTTTAGGAAACATAACATTTACAGCTGTTTCGTTAACTATATTACGGTTTGTAATAATACCTGGCATTACATCGTAAGGCACACTTGTATGATAATAAGGAACTTGAGGCATCATATAATTATCTTTATCTACATGTATATTCAACGGTAAAACGAATTTAACATTAATTTTATCGTTAAACAAATTAGATGAAGATGAACTGTATTGATCTGGGTTATGGATTTCTACTACAATATTGCATCTATTATTTTGCGGGATTTGATATTTTAGTTGACCTCGCGAGGTTGTTTGAAGTAGTAACTCGTGTGAAAATTTAACAAGTATACATTTATCAAGATACGCTTTTATACCTGGGCACATACGAATAGTGCTAGGGATACCATCACCTTCTAATGAGTCTGGTGATAAAAACCATTCTTTTAATGTTTTAAATCCCCGTCGAATTGGCGGAATACTATTCAACCAATTTGAGTTTTGCGGAGTTGCTGATTCAATTAGTTCATTAACACTATAATGTTTTTCAAACTGCTCGTTTCGTTGGTAATAAATTGTCATATTTATCCTTAGCCATAATATATTCTTTAACCAAACCTGATCTTACAATATCATCGTAATCAAATTCTACGGAGTTAAACCCATTCATACGCCCTAGAATATTCATAAACTCTTTTATTCCAGATTGGTCATGCGGTTTATTTAAGTCAGTCTGTCTAAAATCACCACAAAATATAATTCTAGTATTTTCACCAACTCTTGTAATGATACTATCTAGCTCATGAAATGTCATATTCTGACACTCATCTACAACTAGAGTAGTATTATCTAATGTTAATCCCCTAATGTAAGAGGTAGTAGTAAACTTAATTACACCTCGCTGTTTAAGAACATCATAGCCATCACCTCTATTGGTTAACTCTCTACAAATAGCTTGGTAAGGTTGTTCATATACAGCTGTCTTTTCTGTCTCTTTACCTGGTAAGAAACCCATATCTCGAGTTGGAACTACTGATCTAATAATTGTTACAGACCGTTTCATATCATCTCCATTAAACACATCGTCTAATGCGAGATAGAGAGATACAAATGTTTTTCCTGTTCCTGCTACACCGTGAAGTAATAAATTATCTCCACTATCGAACGAATCAAACACTCTTGCTTGATTTTCGGTGCGCGGATCAATAGTCGTTATATCTATCAATTGCTTTTTCTGTTGGTACTTTTGTTTTTTTAATCTTTTTCTTTGTGCTCTTGTAATTGCTTTTTCTATATCTTTATCAAATTCTTGTTCAATAAGTTCAACAGCAATGGCCATATTAGTACCTCTCGTGAGTTATGTTTTACCAGTCTGCTTCCTCCATTTTTCTACAGCTTGTCTCGTTTTCACTGTCGTTGAATCTTTTGGGCCATGTTGAGCAGCTAAAGCACTACCAGGATGTGCTTCAGCTATGCGAGACAAATTTTCACTCCATCCTCCATCATTTTTGATGCCACTAATATATCGACTTCCTACCATGGCAGGAGCCTTCACTATAATAGTTTTAATGTGAGGATTTTCTTCGAGGAAGGCGCAGCGATCATTCCAGGAACAGATTTCTTCCCAGGTATCGCCAGTTTTTTTGTCTTGAAAAGTGTAAGTCGGCATCAATTCTCCATATCAGACATTTTTATTTATAATTTTATATTAAAGGAAATTGTTATTCTTGTTACTTCTGAGTCATTATGTTCAACAGAATGATTAAGCCAGGAAGGAAAAATAACCACTTTTCCTATTTCTGGTTTAATAAAATATTTTTCCGTAAAACTAGAATTATTACAATCTAATCTTGAATAACGAATTAAATTAGAGAAAGGATTATAAAAAACTAGTCTACCATATTTCTGTTTTTCATCACTATTAATAAAGATATTACCGCTTAATATATTTTTTGGATTACTGTGATTATGATATTCTTGATAATCAAATTTATTTGATATATTAACCCAACCATCTAATTCACAGTTTGAAATATCTATATCTATTTTATTAGATGTAATGTAGTCGTTAACATATATAAGAACAGATTTTTTTAATTTATTATACTCTGGTCTTGAAAAAATATTATCTAATTGATACGTTGTTTTTGTAGTAGAATCAAAAGTAGTATAATTTATATCTTTTAGATATTCTTCTAATGCACGTCTAGTACTAATTAAAACTTGCTCATTTAATTCATTAACAGTTATAGGTGTACTAAAAAGATCAATTTTCATTTAAATACTCAATTAAATTGTCTATAAACATACCTCGTATATTTTTAGAATTCATTTTATGTACTTTTAGATTATCTACTTTAGGTAAGATCATTCGAATAGTTGCCACATTATTTTTTGTAGCAAACCAATCTAGATACTTTACTCTTCTTAAATTATCTTGAACTGCTGTACGAGTTTCAGGTCCGTAAGCGTTTGTACCATCATATAAATTACTGACAGATAATTCATTATTAATAACAAAGTCAAAACCTAAACATATAAGCTCCCGCTTTCCATGCTTAAGTGCTTCCATCATAGCGTTCATTCCAGCATTAGAGCGCAATCTTGTAAAAGGATTGAATTCAGGATGCTCAAATTGCTCTTCATATATTGGATGTATAAATTTATTTTGAGGAAAGTCGCTATCTTGAATCTCTTTAGTTATTGCATCATCTATTGCAATAAGCCAGTCAGGTTCAAAATCGCGATAAAGAGCATTACACCCGTAAATGTCTCCATACGGTCGTAATTGCTCTAAGTCGAAACCTTCGCGAGATTTACCATTACCAATGATAAAAGCTCTACTCGTAGAAGTCTTCGATTTCGTCGTATTCTTCATTTTGTATTGCTCGCTTTATGTTTTGCTTAAAGCGCCGCTTTCGCTCTGAAAGCACCTGCTTCTTGCTAACACTTTCAATTGTATGTTCACCGTAATCGTCGTTCCAAGATTTACGACGATATGTCTTACCAGTTCTTTGTTTGTTCTGGGAGTGCTTCTTGGACCAGTTTCTTTGTGATACCATTGTAGGGTAACTTCCCATCCTTGATAGAAATAAGCAACTTAGCGTCATGTTTATTAACAGATTCTAATAGTTCAATAAACATTGTTTCGCGTCGTAAAGGCTTCATATTATTGCCTTCACGAGTATTTATAAAGTATTGCAATTTACGAGCATCATTCTTAAGAACATTCTGATTGTCTAAATGATCAGAAGGATTATATGGAGGTGCTCCTGGAGGAAGTAACCATTTAATTTTAGGATTAAATGTTAAGTCTAAAATAATAGCTAAAGCTTTTGTTGAGTTAATATACTCGTTCAGTTTAGCTATTTTTTCTTTTTTAGACTTTTGCTTTTCAACATCTTTTAATTGTTCATGTACGCTTAAATTCATTAAAACTCACCTAAATTTTCCATAAGGTTTTTTAGCTTATTATTTACAAAGTAGTTAAATAATCCGCTTCGATCTTTTACTTCATAATTAGTATAAGCACTAACTATTTCATCTTGTAGTTCTTTAGGGGTATAAGATAGATCTACTAACTGCTGGTTACGAGCATAATTTCGTTTTATCTCTTCATTTACTTCATTAGTAGTAAGCACATTAGTATTTGCTATTTGATCTACTAACTTTTTTCTCATTGGTTTTTGACGCCCACCATTAACAAAGGTAGCATCAGCAGAGGCAATATTAGGTACTCCATCACCTCTATCTCCTTTAATAATATGCTCTCTGAGATATAATTCAGGATCGGCAGTACGAATATACTTTTTATGTACAGGACTGTATTGCTTTACATTAGGGTAAATCTGAAGTTGCATGAAGTCTTTATCACTTGAAAGGATTACTATTTCTTTCTCATACTGATTATACTTATGCACTATCGTACCTATGATATCATCAGCTTCAGCGCCTTCTACCATAAGGGTTTTATATGGAAAGTGATCTATAAGCTCTTGCCGGACAAGAGATAAAGTATTAAACATAGTAGACCAATCTACACCAGATTTTTCTCTATCTTTTTTACGACTAGCTTTATAATAAGGAAAGATATCTCTACGCCAGTATTTTTTACTGTCGCAGCAGATAATCATATTACTATTTTGTTTAGTAAATTTATTACGATTCACACGAATCGTATTTAGAATCATATGTCTAAGTAAACCTTCATCTAAAGGAATATTAGTATGATTTCCAACTTGCGCCATAAAATTGCTTATGACGACTTGGTTGAAGTCTACAAGTAGCACAGTTATTCTCCAGTTTCATTTTTTTCATAATATATTATTGTATCCTATATCGCAGTAAAATGCAACTGTTTATTCATCTTCTTCTATATTAAAATCGCTATCACCTATCAGATCTTCTGATTTATCACTTAATTTCTGTAACGGGTGCATTACTCCTACACTACGTAGTAAGCAAGCTCTTAATGTTTCCATAGTAAATATATAATCATACATAAATTTATCGTTATCAACATCAAAACCATGCATTGCTAACTTATTAATTAATTGCAAACCATAGTGATCTGTAAGGCGGTCAACGAATAAAGTTTTATTTTCTTTTATTCGTCTTTTATCCTCTACTGTGTTATCAGTATTTGCAGGTAATGTACGTTTAAGCCTACCTGGAAATTTGAGTATATTATTAGTCATATGACTATTTAGGAAACTCATCAGCCATCTCTTTTGTCCATTCACACCCTATGTCTTCATAGAAATAACCTATAGTTCTTTTAGCAGTACCATCAGAATAATATGCCATACCTTTTTTAGATACTTTATATTTAATTTTATTAGTTTGATGCTCACCAAAAAACATATCTACCCATTCACCATTTCGAAGATAACGTTCCATATTTTTTATATATCCATCACAACTAGAAAGTCTTGATTGAGCTCCTTTAGTATTTGCTCTCACTTCTCGTCTATATGATGCACGTAAATCTTTTTGAGTCTTAATCCATTGTCTTACTTTTTTAGGATGTAAAGGATCACTTTCAGGCAAATCTCTAATAGAGGAGTGCAGAGAAAGATTTTTAGGAGGATTGTCTTTCAGTTTTTTTTCACGCGCTAATGCGAGACGCTCCGCAGCTGCTTGACGCTGCTCCGGAGTCATTGGTTTTCTTTTTTTACGAGGCTTCTTTACTTGCGATGATTCCATTAATCAGTCCTTCCCATTCACCTACACGGTTTTGCCAAGAATAAAAATTATCAGTCCACATTTTTTGAAACTGTAATCTCGCTCTTGTCTTCTCTTCATCATTTTTATATAGTTCAATTACCTTACCAAGAACATTAGCAAAGATATTTGCATGTTGTTGAATATCTTCATGATATTGATAACTAAATGCAAAATTGCCAGTCGTTTCGGGTAAAGCAGCATAATTAGGACATACAACAGCACAAGCAGCACTCATTGCTTCAATAGCAGCAATACATGATGTCTCTTGCCAGATATTAGGGTAAGCAAAAATATCAGCTCGTTTTAATGCCTCACGTACTTTATCATTAGATTGATATCCATGATAAGTCATATTAGGATGCTCTCTAATTTTATCAAATAAAGCTTCGTATGGCTCATCTCTCTGAGGCCAGCCATAAGCTTTAAAACTAGAGTAAACGTCTAGATGAATCTCAGGAAAGAATTTAACTAGATGCTCAACTACAGGTACTAGAATCTCTAAACCGCGATGAGGTGTAGTGTGATAGATAAGTCGAATCTTACCATCATTAGGTTTAGTATGAGATTCAATAGGCTCTATTGCATTACGTAATACTAACGCCTCACTGTGAGGAATACCCATAGCCATATTGTACTGATTCCATTGCCAGTTAGAAACAAATACTAACTTATCAAACCGTTTGCGACTTTCCTCATCTTTAAGATGAACAGCTTCAGGATCATTAAAGAGATCATGTAACCATAATACAGAAGGTCTATGCTCATCTACTTCACGCACTCGAGAGCAGATAATCTGTACTTTATCTTTATACTTAGGAGAAAGACGGTCATAAAGACCGTATTTCATTAGTTCGGTACCACCCATAGCGTTCTTAGATAACTCATCTACAGTTACGCCTGAGCTATCTGAACCTAAACTAAAACCGACATCGTCAGCTTCAGGTTCATTTTCTACTAGCGTTAATTTTGTATTCATAATACCTCCGCAAAACATTGCATTGCTAATTCAGTCTCCACTTTAAAAGCTTCTTTCTCCCATGGAGATTTATTATAGTCATACCCTGAAGGGTATACTACTTTCTTCCAACGGATACGTCCGTCATCTAATTGTTTCATTTCACTACGCGCATATTGCTTAAGATGAGTCATTTCATGACATATAGTAGATACAAAATCAAAAAGTCTGAGATTTTTATCTATCTCTAACTCAAACGTTCGATTATCATCTAACTCCATACAGTAACCATAAGCTCCTCGATCCATACATGTCGACAATTTTACTTGAATATCGAGAGTTTTATAGCGTGGCATTACTTTCTTAAGATACCAGCATACAACAGCTTCAGCAAGCTCTTTACGATCTTTCTTACCACCCTTAACTTCTATATAGTTCATACACATATCTCCTCAGATAACACATATATTATATGAACTCTCGTACTATAGTGCAACTATTTTGTTTTCTAAGGAAATCAACAAGTTAGCATTATCTGGAGATCGAATTTTCTTTATCTTGGTGCGCTTTATCAAGATCAAAATGTAGAAAACATGATATACAGTATCTTCCCATTCCTTGATCTAAATTTGAATCATCCATATACACTTCTTCAGCTGCATGCTTTATATATGATGGAAAAATAATACATCTATTATTTTTTATTCCAGGTCTAAATTCTGTATTATCTTTTAATTTAAATTTAATTTCTCCACCTTCAAAAGCACGAGGTTCTTTCCAAAGGTATGTTAGAGCTGTAAATAATCCTAAATCGTGATGATAATCATAATAATTAGATTTTTCATAGTAAGATATTAAAAATGATTTTTTATTGAGAAGATTATATAAATCATAATAATGTGAGATTCCTGCACCAACTGTATCGCGAAACTGTTCGGACATGAGCTTATTAGATGTTATCGCGGCTATAGGTGATGCTGCTTCATCTTTGTATAATGCATCTAAAAATAATGCTCTATTATTTTTTAATTCTACTAAATTACCATTTTCATCTTTTGATTTAGCTCCTCCCGAGTTCTCCGGAGTGGTTAATAACGGGTATACCCAATCTAATTCATTAGTAATATATTTTAATTCTTCATTACTATAAAAGTCGTCAATAATAATGTGATGAATTGGATCTAGAAAAATTTTTACATCCATTTATGTCCACCAATATTTACCTTTCTTTTCTGTAAAAAGATCATTTTCTCTTGATCTTCCTTCATTTTTTCTTGGGCCTTTCATATGATCCATATAATCACCTAATACACTATTAATGAATACATGCTCATAATCTTTACCCCAAGGTGATAAATTAATATTTTCTGTAACACCGTTATTTTCATATGTTAATCTTATTTGATCCCATACAAATGAATCATGCCATTGCTCTAGTTTAAATACTTCATCACTTACATAGAGATGTCTCCAGGTTTCAAAAAATGCGTTATGAACTGGATGGTTTAAATTATATATTACAAAACCACATTCACTGTAATTATTACCTCGTCCAAGATAAGTCAGATATTTATTTTCTTCTACAAGCTCATTAAGAAAATCATGAGTTACTTTTGTATGAGTAAAAGTATCAGCATCTACCCATATAAGATAATCTGCATTAGAAGTTATACCTGCATTTAAAATACTAAACGTTTTATAAGAAAATCTTACTGCACCTTTATGAAGCTCTAATGAGTTTTGCTGATCTGGACGATCTTTATGTCTATTTACAAATGCTTCACACTCTGGTTCTTCTTTAAATAAATTATGATAGCTTAAATTTTTAGCATTACCATTTATTAATGAATCTTCATGATAAACTCTTAAGTTAATATCTTTTGGCCATTTATCTAACCAGCTTGATAGCATTTTATAACCAACTTGATTATAATATTTGCTATTCATAGATGTGACACATTCAAATTTCATCTGTGTAGTTTACCTTCTGCTCTTAGCTGAGCTCTTACCTTAGTAGCAGATATATTATGAATATCTTCTCCTAAATCATGCTCAGTAAATGTATAACCGACTCCTCTTCCATAACTAATATCAACTATATTAGGCACTTTCATTATAATATATTCTTCACCTAAGGTAAAGCCTTCTTTATCAAGAGCTACTCTAATGTTTCGAGTAACATCATCTACAGTAAAAGGGTTATCATCCTGTAGCATTGTTCTTCCAGCACTAGCATCTTCATCTTGAGGCACAGTTCTAATTTGAATACAAACTTGACCTGTTTCAAGTAAAGCCTTTTTAAATAGCGCTGTATGACCGTCATGCCAAGGTTGCCATCGTCCTAGCATTTGTGTTGTAGGTGCAAACTGATTAAATACCATAATTTTCTTTTAACCTCACAGCGAATTTTTTAATTTCTTCATCTGTTTGAAATCCTTTTACCACATAAGTAGCATCTTCTGGAGGTTCAAACATTTTATTTGTATCTTCAAAGCGACCAGCTTCAATTGTATTCATCCAGATCATAACTTCATGACTAAAAAGCTTTCGCGTTTCATTAGTAGGACATACAAAATCGCATATTACATTTCGACCTCTAATTCCTTCAAATGTAGCTAATGTATTCATACGTTCAGCTTGACGCAAGCGTCCAGCATCACTAAAGTCCCAATCGTCAGCCATTTTACGAATAGCATCTGCATTATACCAAGCACAGTCATTTAAATGATGTTGTAATCTAGTAGCAAGATGAGTCTTACCAGATCCTGGCAAACCCATAATTAGTATTCTCATTCATAAATCCTATTGTGCGTATCATTACACCGTATAAAAGTTGTACACTTACTTAATTGTTTAAGTTTCTGAGCTCCTGCATAAGTACAAGCAGATCTTAAACCTCCAAGTATATTTTGCATAGTAGTATTGATATCACCTTTATAGTCAATACTTACTTCTCTTCCTTCTGAAGATCTATACTCTTTTAATCCCCCAAAATGTTTATCATTAGCAGCTTTAGAGCTCATACCATAAAATGTAACTTTACCGTTAATTACGTCACCACCGCCCTCATCGTGCCCAGCAAGCATGCCGCCAAGCATAACAAAATCTGCTCCACCTGCAAAGGCCTTAGCGACATCTCCAGGGCTAGTACACCCACCGTCAGCAATAATGTGACCGCCGAGTCCATGGGCAGCGTCTGCGCATTCGATGACTGCTGATAGCTGCGGATATCCAACACCAGTTTGAATGCGAGTAGTGCAAACAGACCCGGGACCAATACCCACTTTAACAATATCAGCTCCATTTAAGATTAACTCCTCTGTCATTTCACCAGTAACTACATTACCTGCAATTATAGTAATGTAAGGATATTGTTTTCGAAACTTTCTTACAAAGTTACTAAACCGTTCGCTATAACCATTTGCTACATCAATACATACATATTTTAGTGTAGTACCTAACTCTTGATAAACGTATTGAAATTTTTCTTCGTCTAAATCTGATATACCTATACTCATAGCTATATTATTTGAACGCATAGGATCAAAAGGTTTAAAAAAATCAACGATGTCTTCTGAATGATAAGACTTAGCTAAGCAAGTAAAGATATCATTTTTAGCTAATGTTAGAGCTACTTCAAATGTACCTACGCCATCCATATTAGCAGCCATGATAGGAATACCTTCATATTCACTAACTGAGTTTCTAAATTTAAACTCTCTTGAAAGTTTTACTTCTTTTCGAGAACCAAGAGTGCTTCGCTTAGGTCTTATTAAAACATTACTATAGTCTAATTTCAATTCATTTTCTATTCTCATAATATTTTTCCCAACTCAAATTACTCCATGCTCTCTCATGCAAGTAATAAAAAATTAATTTTACCCAGAATTCAATAGCTCCAACAGCAATACCAAATTCTATACTTCCTGTTACTATCCAAGCTACAAAAAAAGTAATAAGAGTAGCACAGATACGCCAAGTTATAGTCTTTACAAAACTTCTTTTAGATGATTCCACACTTTACCTTCTTGCATCTCATGCTCACACCATTGTGCATAGCAGAGATTACTTAACCACTGTTGTCTATCAGGGAGATCAGGGCTCTCTATATGTTTTAAGTTAGTATTACCTAAACAGTATGCAAAGTTACCTTTATCCAATGTAAAACTTGGAACACCATTTATGTAGCTGTCTATACCCATACCTGATGAGTATGTTACTGTTGCCCAGCATTGCTCTAAAGTAGGAATTAAATTTTCTTTTGTTCCTTCTTGAAATGCTATATTATCTAAACGATCTGTAAGCTTATTTAGAAGCTCAAAATTAAACTGCTTAGGTACTTGAGATGTACGAATTAGTATAGGACGTTTAGTATATCTTCTTATAGTATGACATACTTCCCAACACCATTCTTCAATTACACATCCTCTTAATGACGCGTCACCTGGTACTTGTAATGTTACTAAAATATACTCACCGGCAGTTTGATAGGGTTTTAACTCTACATTTAATTCTTTTTTTATTTTATGCCATCTATCAGAAGGTCTATTTTTATTATTAAAGTTTCCAGTATCAGCAAGAAAACCATTTACACCAACTCTATACCAAACATCATCACCTACGTTTTTTACAGCTTTTCTTCCTACAAGCGGTGTTTCTATACAGACAAACTTTTTAGCTTTTTCTACTACAGATCTCTTTACATTGTGATGAAGTACATCTCTATCTTTCCAAGATCCAAATATTACATGTACATCTGCTTTCTCATAATCACCTTTTACTGATCTTATATTATCACCGGAACGTTTAGCTCCAATAGTAAAATCAGAAAGCATTTTTATAAATTTGTTATCGTTAGCACTATCAATATAAACGTTAACGTCCATTATGTTCTGTTTCCTCTGAGAGCAAAATATAAACCGCCTACCCAAAGTAATACATGAAAATTATCATATAAAATTACTTCTAAGAAGCTTTCTGGTTGTAATGTCCATATTACTCCTGTCATAATACAACACATAGTAATACCAGAAAAACGAGTAAGTAAATCAAATATTTCTTTGTACTTTAACGTTAAACCACCTACAAGTAAACCTAGCCCTGCACCTATTTCCCCATAAACAACAAACCACCAAACAAGAGCAGGCAATTCCATTGCTGTAGCATCTTCTACACTAAATGGAAGTTTACTTATACCTTGCTGTAAAAATACAATTGACAAAGGTATTCTTAATAACCAATGACTTAAACAAAATTCAGGTATTTTATTTACAATATTTCTTAACATTACATTCCTATAATATTATATTCACCGTATTTCTCTTCAGGAAGATAATTACCAGAAACGTAACCAGCTTCAGAAGCTTCTTCTCTTGTTTTATGCCAGAGCTCAACAAGTTCAGGACGAGCATGTTTTTCTGCTGTACCTTTAAACCAATCAGGCTGCCAAGGTTGAGAAGCCATCTTAGTGTAATGTAGATGCCAAATATCTTCTACTGCATAATTTTCTCCGTCTAAGCAATTCCATCGAGGATCTAAATTATGAACTAGTTGAGAGTTTCCAGAAAAATTACCAATCATACGATGATGTGATTCTGCAATAGCTTTCATCCTGCTAACAGGTATGGAATAAGGTTCAAAAGCAGCACAATCGAACACCATAACACAAAACTCATGGCCGCCAAAGCGAGTGCCAGGTCTAGCACCGACCGGTTTTCCTTGAAGATCTTCATCTAACAAGTCTCCAATATCTCTAAAATTAATCATATCACAATCTGTATAGATTGCTCTTCCTTTAAAGCCACATGCCTCCGGAATAGCCCATCGAAACCCAGAGAAGGGAGTAGACCATCGTTCTGTTGCCCATCCACCCCATATCGACGACTCGTCGTGAGTTTGCTTCATCCATGTAATTTCTACCTCCCTGTCTGTATTCTTACGTAATGAATATTCATATGTCATTTCAGCTTCTGCGTCTTCACCATTAGCAGAAGAGCCAATAAAAATTCTTACCTTATCGCTCATAATTGAACCTTTCAAAATCTTGCTGATATCTTTTATAAATTTTTTCTTTTTGATTGTCAGTAAGCAGTACTGCATTATCTGATTTATTATATACTGGAAGCGGCTGGAATGCAATGTTTATTTTTTTACTAAATGATTCCCACTCTTTTTGCAAGCTTTCCATTTTTAAATATTCTACATTTTCTTCATATACAAACGATGATTGAGAAGCAAAATGCTCATCTGCTTCATTATCATCAAAACTCTGTATAATATCCAATACTTCATCTACAGGTTTTTTACTTAAATTAATATTGTTATCTATATAGAATGGAGGAATGTTATTTCTTATATTAGTCTTTCCTAAAAATAAATCATTATAAAAACTTATAAACCGTAGATAAGGACTCCTAACAACAGTAAAATGTTTATAAGGTTTAAACTTATTAGACACAACCATATCAATTGAAGGGTAAATTGAACCTCCCTTTTCGTTTCCTTTATGTATCCATTGTTTATTTCCATCAAAAGGCTTACCCCAGTTTGCTTCATATAAAATATTTTTTACACTAGTAGAGGCATTTTTAGGTATACCATGAAACATTACTTTGATATGATGATATACACAAGGTGTTTGTCTGTTATACTTCAACACATTTATACCCCTCTTCAGCTAATTTACTTATAATTAATTCATCGGATACAGTAGGACTATCATTTTCTATTATTAATTTACCATTTCTTTGAGCGTAGTACTCAGGATGAAAATTTACTAAATCTCTATAATATTGAATAGTTCTTGTTATTCGATGATCGTCTACATTCATACCTTCCCAATATATATGGTGCGGTTGAACCTGGCAATCTCTTACATTTAATTGTACATGTCTTAAATAAGTACCGTATGCAAACTCTGGTTGAAACTTCCATCCTTGAATATCTTTATTAAATAAACTAAATGGTATCCATTTGTTAAAATCAAAATAAAAGCTCATTGCGTATGGCTTACCGAAAGCAAAACCGTCCCATATGTTTATCGGACTAGATTTACCTCCCATTTTTCGAGTAATAAAGATATCATTATTCATTACATCATTTGGAATAAGATCAGTAAACTTACCTTCAAACTCAAAATCATATCTCATTCTAACTATAAAATCATACGTATTTAATTCTTCCCACGATACATAGTAAAGAGCCATACTTGTCATATATTGAATACGTCCAAGCATAAAGATAGGATGATTTTGTTTTAAATTAAGAAGTAGTTTTTCGAATCTTACTAAATCTGGTCTTTCAGGAATATTATAGTCAACAAAAGATAAATTTTTTCTATTAGAACTGACATTCCTAATAATCTCTACCTGTTCATTAGATGTTTTAGACCAGGTAGAATGATATGTATCTACTTCTACACCATCAAAGAATTGATCATGTTGAGGTTTTACTTTAGCAAACGATCTAGGCTCTCCACTATATACAACAGCTATCTTCATTTAAATTTATCCACTATTTTTTTATATACAGAAGGGTGATTTTTTTCTAAATCACTTTTATAGAAATCAAACGTACCTATTTGTTTAGTTTTGAGAGAATTAGTTTTAATAGGATTATTTCTATTATACCATTCATTTTCGTTAACTTGAATACCTAATATATCTATTGTAAAACCGGTATTTACTTTAGCTTCTTTAGCTAGATACCAACCCAATGTTCTTTCTGCTTTTAAAGTTTCAGAGTGATGATTAAAGTAATTAGGAAGCCAATCTGCAAACCCATAATATTTAGTCATTTTTTCTTGACTTCCTGCAGCAAATCCATCAAATACGCTTCGTGTGTCCTTCCATGTATCCCATTCAGCTGATCCTCCTACATCTTCTGTAAGTAAGATATAATCTTTACTTAATAAACCAGTTATATCTTTTAAGAATTTAGTATCATATCTTGCTCTTACAATATAATCATAATCTCTATTAATTAACTTAAAACTATTTTGAGCCATTAATTCTATTCTGGTTAAATTCCATACAGGAATAGGAGCCCAATTTTCAACCTGAGATACATTTTTAAACCCTTCTTCAATAGCTTTAATTTCAAACTCTGAATATTTACTAAGCTTAAAATTATTAGTATATTCAAATTTTACTAGGTTTGGTATTTTTAAAAGATCAGATGTATCATCATAATCCCATACAGTCGCATATGTGTCAACATCACAATCAGGAAAAGCTACTTGTAGACTATCAATACAATAAGGCATTGCTCTAAGTTGGCCACTATAACAAACTGCTATTTTCATTTTAATAATCTCAATAATGTTGTTGTATCAGCAGGCACACAGAGACGAGTCCATACTTGATCACTCCAAGGCAGACTACATGTTCTAGTTTCAATATCTTCAGGATAATCTATTTTAGTTGTATGAATCCAATTACATTCACCTGTAACAACATCATAATAATCTCTTAACTTATCAGCTAACAACTCTCTATTAATTTTTACTTTTTCACAGTATAAAGCAATCTCAGTATAATTATTTACTACTGTTTCTACCCATTTAATAGTTGGTCCTGTTATCTCATACATACTTTTTACTTTATGAAGTATTTTAGTTATCTTACAATTAGAAATACCATAGCCAAAACGTATACCTGCAGCACCTACAGCTTTAGAGAATGTCTTAATAACTATTAAATTACTATATGACCAAGCGTGAGATGATAAACTAATAGTATTTGTAGCGAACTGTATATAAGCTTCATCTATAACTACTATAGCACCCATATCATTTGCTCTAATAATAATAGATTTTAGTTCTGAAGGAGAGTATGAGTCTCCAATTGGACTACTTGGATTACTTAATATAACTAATGAGGTTTTAAAATCTATAGCAGATAAAATAGCTGATACATCTTTTTTATCATATCTATAAGGTACTTTTTTTACATTTAAATTATAGATATTACCATAAACTCCATACATTGGAAAGCACGGATCGGTAGTTACTACATTTTCATCTGGATTTACAAAACATTCAAAGACATTTCTTATTACTTGATCAGAACCTGATCCTAATGTAATTTGTCCGGATTTTACTCCTTCATGCTTTGCAATTAATTCTTTTGCATATTCTGTATCTGGATAGTATCTTACATCAGTTTCTTTTAAACTGTTTATGTACTTATTCCAGATATTTTGATCTATAGGCAGATCTCGTTCTGCAGAATTTAATCTAATTTTACTATGATCTATAGAAGGACTTGAAATTCTTTCTACATTATCGAGATGCTTCCGATACTTCATTATGTACACCTAGCTTTTGTAAGATTGGTATCAACTGTTTATATGAGCACGTCTGACAATGCTTGGTAGGACAGTTAGTTTCACAACCGTTTTTTACAGCTTGATAATCAAAGCTGTTTCTTATTTCATCTAAATCTTGCTCAAAAATATTGCCAAAGCTTCTTGCTTCAGTATTAAGAGCACACATTAATACTCTACCTTCTACAGTAGTGTATAATCCTTCTTGAGGCCAAAAACATTTATTAAAATCCCATTCAGATTTACCTTTAATATTTTCTCGCCAATTATCTCTTAAGTATGTAAGCTGTTCTTCAGAATAACTATCATCCATAGAACCACCTTCTTCCCAACATTGCGCAATATTAAGTCGTAGTTCTTCTAGTCCATATGGAACAACAATCTCATCATAGATAGTTTGAATGTCTTGAATATTATCTGGGTTGACAACATAATTACAAGTTACTCTTGATTTACCTCTATTGACTTCTTTAAAACCTTCGAGAAATGTCATTAGCTTCTCCCACTTAGCAGGGGATCGATCTCTTTCATATGATTCTTTATAACCGTCAATACTAAAGTATACTAAGTCAATATGCTTAAACGCTCTTTCTATTTTATCAGTAAATTTATATTGACAGTTAGTTGCAACAATCAAGAAAGAATCAGGAAAATATTCTTTCCATAGTCTACAGATCTCATCAAATTTTGGATGTAAAAACGGTTCACCCATACCCATTAGCTTAGCTTCTTTAATAGGATGGTGTTTAATTTTCTCTAACAACTCTACCCATTGATCTAAAGGCATATGTTTAAGAGGTCCAATAACATCTTTACGGTTACAGAAACTACAATCTAGATTACAATAATTAGTAGTTTCTAGATAAGCATAAGTTATAGGTTTAAGCATAGGTATCATATGGTGTTTCTACTCTAATAGCTCCATGGACAGCACTTCTGATATGTCTTTGCTTTGCATCACCTCTGCAATGAAAACCACTTGTATTAGCAATTACTAATGTGTTAGGTTTACATGTTATGGGTTCTAAGCTAAGATTCATATCTTCTAAATCATTATCAATAGCTCTAAAAGATCCTTCTCCATGACCTTTATTACGTCTTTGATCCCATCTATTATTAACTACTTCTACAGATTCTCTATAATGAAAATTAAGAATATCATAATTTAATTCAACACTATTTCTAGCGAATAAAAATGGTCCTTGATCTTCTTCAACTGCATCTGGAAAATACCAATACTTAACACAAGGGTAAAATACATCACTATGACATACTTTTTGAATATCGTTTGGTCCTGGAATATTTTCTAGTCTCTGAATATATGTTGTTAACTTAAAATGTTCTAATGCTGCATCATCATCTGCATTTCTATGTGCTGCATTTGCACATATTTCAAATAATCTAGACCCATTTACTAAACGGTTTAAACTATCATATTTAATTATTTGATCATAACTATTTACTGGTTGTTTATTTTCCATTATAGGAAAATTATTTTCTATTTCTGATTTAATTTTTTTATGATGCTCATCACTACAGAAATCTTCATACATAGTAACACCCTCAGTATCAAACTCAGGTATTCCATCTGCTCGCAATCTTTCAGCGTGCCGAGCCATTACCATACGAAAAGGATGCAACCCTTTTTCCATAAAATCAGGGCGAGTAAAAGATGGTTTAACTACTTTAGTATGAAAAAATTTATGCCCTGTAAAGATATCATCATCTGGATATTCTTCAAAGATAGCCATAAACATTCCTATAGCACAATCTTTAAAGTTTTCTCTAGTTAAATTGCTTTCCATTGTATCAATACGACTTAATACATCTGAATCTTCAATTAAGTTTCTTTTTTTAGCAAATTCTGTAAATGTAATCATAGTATCTTCTCCCAATATGAATTATCATCTCTTGGCACATTCATAGCAAGAGCGGTTGGATACGGATTAGTTTTACTGTTGTCGTTTATAACCATCCGTGGTGCATGCGGCATATTAAACAGCACGTTTATATTTTCAAAACCACATTCTCTTAAAGCTTCAAGAGTAATATCTTTATACTCTTCTGGTCTTGATGTGGTAAATATAATTTTACTTCCTTGTAGTTGCTTATTAAGTAAATACTCTACAGCAGCTGGAATTACTACTGGTTTATTACTATAATTGTTCTTAAAATAATGAGATTGATTAACAAATACAGTACCGTCTAAATCACAAAATATTGTAGGTTTAGATTGATTATAATTTACAAATTCAGTATATGTACCACAATCAATAAACTCATCTACTTGATGAATATTAAATGTTGTAGTATTAAGCATATTCTTAATAATATGTGAAACAAATATTTCTGCTCCTTTTGCATATTCTTTTAACTGCTCAAAATTAATACAATACTCACTTGCAGCAGCAAACTCATAACCTCCTACACATATAAAATTACTTGAAACAGATTTTTCAATAATATTAGTTAGCATGTCTTGATCATTAAGTACTGCATATGATTTCGCAGCTACATTAGTAACATCTTTAAATTTTCTCAAATCAGCAACACTTACTTGATTTGAGCTAGAAACTTTACCATTAAAAAAACTATCACAATCTTGAATTAAAATAGGCTCGTTAGGTTTTAACTGCTTAGCTACATGATATACAGTCTCTGCTGGTCCAGATGTTACTTCTTCAATTACATGAATAGTTACATTAGGACGATCACCATAGATTAATTTTAATGCTGTAAATGCATCATATTGATCTGCATGCTCTTTTAAAATAACAATATGAATATCTTCTGTAGTCACATAAGGATCAACAGCTTTTTCTACCATTAGCTGCCCATTATATAATGTAAGTAAGTATTTTGGTCTAGTTCCAGGAAACCTAGAACTTCTACCAGCGCAAGGTACTATAACTGCCATATCTTTTGTATTTCCTTAGTAATAAAATTTCTAGTAAAATTATCTTTACAGTATGGTAAAATTCTAGCTAGCATTAATACCATTATAGTATCATTTTGCATAAAGTTAAAGCGTTTTTTTAATTCTTTACTAATTTTTTCACATACTATTCTATAATGTAGTTTATTCTTTTCTTTTCTTACAAACCATAAACAATCTATATCTTGTCTTAGTTTTACTGCGTCAAAGTATATACTTTTTAATTCAGTAGGATTAGCATCTATAAGATAAAATCTATCATTAGCAAATATAATATTCTCTAAAGTAAAATCACCGTGAATAGTACTGTAAGGTATGTTTGACCATTCTTCACTTAGTATATAATTTAAATTAATATCTTTTCCTAATGATAAAACTTTACTTGCTACACTTTCATAAAAGTCTAGGTATTCAGAATTATCTAGACACCAACTAATATACTCAGATAGAAATTCTATTAATTTATCTACGTCTTTATCTGTTGCAGATAAAAGATAAGAAGCCATATCTTGTCCATTAATATACTCCATAACTATTTTATCATTAGTTACTTCATATACTTTTGGTGTGTTGAATGGGAGAGACTCAAGGATATCCACGCTCTCACGTGCTTTACTATAGTTTTCTTTTACTACTTTATATGTTGTTTTGTCTTTATATAATGATACAGTAGCGCCAGAATGACCTTTAAGATACTTTACTAAGTGCATTATCTAGAGTTTCTCTCAACTTATTAATATCAACTCTCATATGAGAATTTTTCTTTTTTGGTCTATCAGACATTTTAGTAGTCTCAGCTTCAAAAGTATGCCAGTTTAAACCGCATGGAATAGCAATATTATTCCATCCACACTCTTCTGAAACTTCGAATGAATGATTAAAATCAATAACTGTAGATCCTGGTTTCATAGCATGAGTATGAGTTAACCCAGCACCTGTTGGACTTACTACGACATCAGCAGTAGCAAACATATCTAGTTTCTGCTGTAATGACATTCCTGACATAGAATTTTCTTTATGAGTATTCATAGGGAAAAAATCATACTCATTTACTAATACGTCTATAACTTCAGAATCATTATCTACGTTTCTTGCAATTGCATCATTACGAGATATATAGACTCTTTTAGGACTATCTTCTATAGGATTACCTTTTAAATTATCACGTAAGAATTCAACAGCCCATGTTGCAGCTTTACCTCTATAGGATATCGCAGGATAGGTTGCAACATGAATTTTTTTACAGTTAATTGATATTGGGGTATCTAACTGTACAATTCGTTTTTTTATATCAGGAAAGAAATCTAAACTATCTAACTGCCACTGAGTTAAATGATTAGTAAAAATTACTCCATCTCTTTGACGAAATGCTTCTATAAGAGGGAGGTCTTCAAAGAACCAATGCCAATATTGACCTATATTAAACCAGGTAAAGCATTGCTCTATTTTAGTATTTTTTTGCTCTATATATTCAATATCAATATTAAATTCACCGGATGCATTAGTCCAAAAAGGACTCTTAGTTCTAAAATTTTGAGCATCTTTAGTAAAGCGTTCATGATAAAATTTACCGTCTTTAACTACACCAGCTAATCCATGTTCCCATGAACCACTTACTGCTATTGCATCTTCAAATGTAATTATTTCACAAGGAGGAGCTCTATATTTAAACTCTCTTCCACTTATTACATATTCTCTAAAATTAGATTTTTTAACTAATTCACCATCAGGTGTAGGAGTTTCATGAACTATCATCTCGTAAAGTACTCACATGCTTGGAATGAATCTTACAACCTATAAATTCGTTATAATATTCATCACTTAATAATACATCTCTTTCAAATTGAATCTTAGCTTCGAAATAAGTACACTCACCTTTTGTTTTACACAGATGGAGTATTTCTCGACTAAATCTCTCTCTTCCAGATTCTTCTACTAACAGTTTTACTTCATCACTAGACCCAAAGTAGTCCTGCCAGTCAGATTCACTTTTAACTATTCTTTTTCTAGTTTTACCTTTTAATGGGGGTCTCTTTCGTGTACTCCAAAACCATTTTTTACCAATATATTTCTTACCATTATCTAAATCACTAATCTCATATACAAAACCAAAATTGTCGTCAATCATATCAGAGGTAAATTCCTTACCTTTATATAACCACATTACTCATCTTCGAAATTTAATTCGCCTTGAAACTCTTCTTCAATGTCATAAGTATCTAGCTCGTTAGCACAGAAGGGACAATATACTGGCTCTTCCATGATATCTTCTTCCACATATGTGACAGTATATTCTGCTCCACATGAATCACATGTAAAATCTTCTAATGTCTTTCTGTTCATTTATTAACTGCCTCGACAAAATTAACCATATTTATTCTCCAATTATAGTAATACACATCATGATTTTCTATATATCCGCCGTGTAATCTATTACCATTAAAAATTACTGCTCTGTTTGGTTTTGATTTTATAATATATTCTATTTTAAGATCTTTAATATCACAAAATAAATTATCAGATTCTTTATTTATCCAATTAGTTTGATTTTCATAGATTATAGTACCACCATCACACACCGTGTCTAAATAAAATATAATATTAAATGCATGATCATAATGCGGGTAATGTTGGAAATTATTTTTTAACCCTTTAATATTATTTTTAAAATAATTAAATGTATAACTTTTTTCAAACGATAAATCATGATTTTCTAAATTAAAATATCTTTCCATTATATTGTAAAAATAGTTTACATCTTTACTCAACGAATTGTGATTCATATAATATAATCTACAATCATAATAATCTATAAAGTTTCTTGAATTACTTGATTTCTTCCAACTTTCTACATTTACATTATAGACATTATCTAATATTTCATCATAATTTTTAAATATATTATCTATATAAATTACATTGCCTATGTTGTCATAAATTATCTCTGCATCATAATTTATTTCAAATAGATTATCACTTACAAACGGTTTTATCATTACAAATATTTGTTTTCTTGTACACGTTTTCTTAATGATGATGAACTAAATCTGTGATCTCGTTTATTAAAATACAATTCTATACCTCGCCGTCTACAAACGTCTTTTCCTGTAAAATCTTTCTCTTTATATTCTTCACCTAAAATACGAAGATCAATAGGAAGTATTTCAAGCAAATCATTCAAGTCATCTTCTGTCTCGTATGGTATAATTTCATCAACATACTTAACTGCTGTCAGTTGTATATATCTCTCTACTAAACTTTGAACTGGAGAATTTTTAGTATGACGGTCCATAGCAGGGTCAACTTGTAAGCCACAAATTAAATAATCGCATTGAGATTTAGCATCTCTTAACATTTGAATATGCCCGGCATGAAGTAAATCAAATGCCGAGCAAGTAAATCCAATTTTCATAATTATAAACTAAACCCCGTTCCATTATAACTAGTATCTTCTATATATAAAGCTAATTCTTGATGACCACCTATAGCAATATTATTAATTTTTATTTGTGGAAAAGTTCTAGCGTTAGGAAATTCTTCTAAGATCTCTTCTCGTGTGAAGTCTTTTCCTAATATTTTATATGTGTACTTTAATTCTCTTTTTTCACATAAACTTTTTGCTTGATCACAAAACGTACAATTAGGTTTTCCCCATATTTCTATCATCACGTTTATCCAGTTCGATTAATACATTCATTCTTTCATTATCGGTATACTTAGCCCAGCTAGTTATCTCATATGCAGTTCGACGGCAACCTTTACAGTAGCCGTCGATTATAGTACATACATTTATACACGGGCTATTAGATTTCGCATGCACCTGCTGCACAAGCAATAGCCCCCATAGTATCTACATCTGTATATTTCTTCTCTGTAAGCTGGGATACAAAGTCAATAGGTTGTAAATTTTGTTGAATTTTAGTCCATTTATGAAGTAAGAATACATCTTTCAAACAATGTTCTGCTGCTTCTGCCTCTCCCTCAAAATAGTTGCCTGCAAACTTATCAAAACGTCTAATCCAATCAGCTCTTTGATCTGACATTTCTCCACCTGTTTGACCGTTAAATCTTGCTACAGATGTTGCTTCCCATAGATCATTAAAACCTTTTGTAGTATCAACAATGAGCCCGGCAGCGAATAAGGCTGCGCGTCCATACTTATTTACAATTTGCTCTTCAGTTAAGACTTCAGTCATAGGTGCTTGATTAAAAGCTTTATCTCCAGATGCGCCAAGAAAAGAAATACCAGCAAAGCTATGACGATTATCATACACATAATCTTCTACTTCTGTCCACATGTAATCTGGTACAGTTACAGTGTTGGATACATTATGACGGAGATCAGGCTGAGCACATAGCTCTGGATTAGTACCAGCTTCAACCCAGTTCTGCTGAACTAATTTTACTTTTTCTAATAGACTAGTACCATACAATTCTTCTTTATATAGAGAACCTTTCTTAGTAATAATAGGAAATCCTACTACATAATCTGTTCTTCCAGCAGACCATACTGATTCTTCAATCATATATGGATTAGTGGCAGCAATTAGTTGAGCTACTTCTGTATCTTTGTTTAGCTGTACATGCCGAATATAATTAGGTGAATGCTCAGCATGAATGCCAGAAGCAGTTTCGAGTAATACAGAAGCATTTCCGGACGGTTTAACACAAGTGGTTCTAGCCGCAGGATTGATTCCAAGAAGCGCAGCAACTTCTCTATTAACTTGTTTAACAATTTCAGCTCCTTCAATCTGTATTTCTTTATCAAGAAGAATATCTGGGTTGTTCATCCAACCAGTAATTGATACACCAAGTAGAGCCTCTCTTTCAAAAATAGCTTTAGTATTTTCATCTAGATATTTAAAATCAGTGTAACCAGCTTGCAAGGTTCCCATAATAGAACCAGCACGACACGCTTTAAAAAATTCTTCTTTAGTAGTACATTTACCACCATTAATCTCTGTTAAGTTGCATCCTTGCCATCCAGACTCACCATTAATCTGTGGATACATTCCAATCTCTACACAAGGGTTAGTAGTAAAATCTTTATCTTCTACGAAATAGAATCCGGGCTCTCCGAACTCTTTAATTGATTGCATAAGTTCTTTAAACTCTTCTTTAGTGCATTCGTCTCGTACAATAACAGCGCTGTTGTTACTACGACCACGCTGAGGGTTATCAGTAAACCAATTTCCGGTCTTAGCATTCATCATCTCCTTATCATCTTTTGAGAATAAACATATAGTAGCAGAACGTCTTACACCACCAGCAAGCACAGCATCTGCTGCATACATTGCAATATCGTATACTTCAATAGGTTGTAATCTATCTCTACCAGATAATACTACACCTTGTATAAGATGTTCAATATTATCTAGAGCTCTACGTAGAGGTTCTGGTCCTGGAGCTTTAAAACCACCAGAGATCATAGCACCCTTCGGCCGTACATTATTTAAGTCGAAGTAAATTTTACGACCAGTCATTTCTGGAAACTGTTGATTATCTACAAAGTAAGAAGACATCAATGCACCGAGAGCATCTGCCCAGCCCTCTACAGAGTCTCCTACTACCCAACCTTTAGCTTGCTTTTTACGTTCTGCAATCTTTGGTAGTTTTTCTACATGATGTTTCTGTACAGAAAAGCCTGCACCCGCACCACATAACAATACATAAAATAGCTCTGAGAAAAAACGAGGTCTATCAGCATATGTGCTTGTACAGTTATACATACGCATTTGATGTTTGAGAAGAGACTCTCCGCCAAACTGTAGAGCACGTTGAGCACCTAATGCGTATTTTAGCTTGTAAAGTGATTCAGCTTCGTCAATCAATTGAGATAGCTCAGGTGTCATCTTTTCCTTATAGTAATCGCGATGCATATCCATAACACGAGTTACCGATTCTTCCCAGCTTTCATAACGATCCTTACTATCGTCCCAGCGCGAATAAGCCTCATAAAATTTAGTTTGAGACATCAAAGATCTCGTATCGTTTTCTTTAATAGTGGGGACGACTTTTAGCATTCGTTTTCTTCCTTATCGGTTAATAATTTCATCTACTAGAGGGAATATATTGCTAATAGCAATTGCTATCTCTCTAGCCAGCTCTATATGTTCTTTTTGTGTACCGTTTGCGGATCGCAATTCAATGTAATGAATCCATGATCTAATTGTGCCATTAACATAAAGCTTAGAGACAGTATTGCCTTCTGGTAATACAGCTCGAGCCTGTTCTTTAGCTATTCCATTTGAGATAGCCCACTTATATGCTAATTTACATTCGTGAATTATCTGTAATTGTTTAGCTTCCCATGACATTCGAAGCTCTTCATTCTCACATGGTATAGAATTTTGTCTATTTTTTTCATCTTGCAGTCTCGCTTCTCTAACTATAAACTCACTATCTAAATCTTCTATATTAGCATATCGTTGAGAGTACTCTTGAAATGAAAATGATCTATGTCTTAAAAACTGTCTTGCAATATCTCTTGTTGTTGTTACTTCTACACAAGCACTTGCCATCTCGAACGGCGACCAGTGCTTGTGCTTGATAAGGTATTCGAGGAGTTTTGGTGTTGTTTTGGTGTTAATTTGGTTTTGTGGGTTGGAGACACGGGCGCAATACGCGATGAGGTCTTGGATGTTGTCAAGCCCGTGCATCGTTTCTCCGGCATGGACACGATAAGAGGGCTGGCTATGGGATAGAAGTCTGGCATGCATTTTATACTTTTTTCCATTTCGTTAATTTCAACTTCAATTCTAGGCCGCAGAAGGTAGTAGTACTTATAACTTCTTCTACGTTTATTCCTTTAAGAATCATATCATTTATATCTTTTTCTAAAATATTTTCTGGCCATACTACCATACGAGCTCCGCTCTCAGCAGCACGTTCCATTATCTTTACTAATTCAATATTTCTAGGCTGATTATCAAATATAAAGACTAATCGTTCAAAAGGCAAGTTATTACTTACTTGCTTTAAATCTGTATTACCTACAGCTACAGCATTATTTAAAAATAAACTATCAATAGGACCTTCTGTAACGTATATATCTTTAGTTATATCTACTTTATCTAGACCATATATCATGGGAAGATCATCGTTTACCCTAACGGTAACATAGCGGAGCCTTTCGTCTCCCAATGCTCTACATGTAACACCTACTAACTTACCACTTCTATCTAAAAACGGTAAGACCAAGCGAGACTCATTGCCAATAATACGGTCTTTATATTTCTCAGACAGTTGTTCTATTTTCTCTATATTATCTATATAATATAAATCTTTCCAGCATGATTCAGGTATCATACGATTGCGTAAATAATCTTCAGCAGGACTACCTTTTACCGGGTCAAGCAACTCGTCTAAAAGATTTTTCTTTTTAAACTCAGGTACAAAATCCATTACTGTAGTAACGTTAGCATGAGACTGTCTTACATTACCTTCTTTATATCTTTCCATCACATACTGGTTGTACAAAGTAGGATCTATTTCTTTCATAAGATTGCCAAGAGAGGTTCCCATACCACAATTATGACATTTATAGAATAAACCACCTTTACGAGAGAATACATATCCTCTAGCTTTATGTCTATTCTTTTTAGAATCACCGCACACAGGACATCTAAAGTTAGCAGTAAAAGGACTGCTATTCTTTATCTTATATCTATCTAGACGGGGAGAGAGTAAATTTATATACTTAACATCAATATATTCAGACATAATAAATCCATTCATCAAACGCTACACGTTGATTATAGTATAAATTTAAAGGTAGTTCAACTGTTATTTACAGTTATTTACATCCACATTTGAGCTGCGACTGCTCCAGCAATAGCTATTATAGCTACCCAGAATAATTTATTTATTATACCGACAGTATTAGCGTTATCTTTTACTTGATCTTCTATACTATCAAGCTTCTCACTAAAACGATTCATTCGTTCATAATTAGTTTGCCAGTTTTTTTCCATCTGCTGAAGCTTAACTTCAGCACGTGCGATAGAGACCATAGCATCAGTAAGCTTGTCTATCTTTTCCTCAATCTTATCTAATCTATTTTCCATAGTTAAAACTGGTTCCTGAACTAAAATTTGACTTGGCATTGTGCCACCTATTTATTTTAATAAGTTCCTTTAGTATCACTGCCATTACCATTGCCATTGCTCTTACCTTTAGAGTAAGCTTGAGCACCAAAGAATGCAGCTACTAAACCAGCTATTGCAACAAAATATGTTGGGGCGATATCACTAATTAATTGCGCAGCATTTTCTTGGCCTGCAAGAGAAGTAGCAATAATTGTAATAGGATAGAGAAGCATGCCCCAAAGAGCAAACCAAGCCATAGATCTTATCTGATCTTCTTTTTTATCTTCATTATCTTGCATCTTACGACGATGATCAAACTCAGCTATCTCTTTTGCACGGGCCATTTCTTCATCAGTAATGATACCATCTCCATCAGTATCAAGATGAGCGAAAATAGAACCTGCTTCTAATGTTTTTCCCGGAGCCATATACATACCTCTGTTATTATAGTTATTATGGGTATGTAGTATTTATTTATTCAGGAACTTCAGAAAGCGCTGTTTCGTAATAAACTATAATTTCTTTTTGTTGAAGTATGTAACGTCTTAGCTCTTGCATTCCTACAGATAGATTTTCATAACCTTTAGGTGTTACAGCCATCCAGACAATTTTACCAGCATCTTGCTCAATGCGCTGAAGAAATTCTTCTAAATTATCTTCAGTAACTACATACCAATCTACTTCAGGAAAATCTATTTGTTTAGGTCTTGCCTGTATAGGTATATTCTGACGAACTATTTTAGTCTCAGTTACAATTTCTTTTTCTGGCTTAAATGCTGAACAAGCGCTAATCGTAAGTGCTAGGCTCAGTACTAGTATCGTTCTTAAAATCATTTATCAGTCTCTCGACTCCACGGTCAATACGTCGCTCTAAGTCTGCTGGGTCAGTTAATGCTTCTTGAGTTAGATCAATTTGACTTAATCTTCTTCTCAATCTATCTAAACCGCCCTCAGCAGCTTGAAGCTGCTTGGTTAATTCTTGATTAAGTGCAGTATTTCTCTCATTATCAGCACTAATAGTGTCTACAGTAGCTTGTAGTGTTTCTGCTGCACTTTGTAACTTAGTATTGTTTTCTCTTAACGTAGCAATACGTTGTTGAGTATCATTATAATACCAATAAGCCCCATATGCAGCAGAACCTATGAATCCCATAATAAAAATTAACAAATATAAGCGTAACATTATTTACTCATTTTAGCTTTCGTCGCTGGTCCGACAATACCATCTGCTGTCAGACCGTTCTTAGTTTGCCAGGCTTTTACAGCAGTTTCTGTACCTGGACCAAATACACCATCAGCAGGGCTCACACCTATAAGTCGTTGGATCTCCTTAACAGTTAAACCGGTAGATCCTCTTTTAACTATATTACCCTTTGGTGCTGATGGCGCCGCGGCAGGAACGATAGGTGCTTTACCTGTCATAACAGCCATGGCCTTCTCGTAACGGTTAGTACGATCTTCAAGACCTATTGTACCTCCGTTTATCTTTTTTGTCATGCCTAGGATATCATTTTTATCTGCATAACGATTTAATTTTGCTGTTTTCCAAAACCAGCATGCAGAATGGACTGCACCTTTTTTGGTTTCAAGATACTCAGATGCTTTTTCAGCAGTTATACCGCATGATTTAGCAAACGCTTTGTAATTATTTCTACCAGTAAGTTGTTTTAGACCTCTACCTCTAAAGCGCCATCCATCACCTGGATTAGTATTTCCTAATGCACCTCTTCTAGATCTAAACTCATCTTGATATACATAGTTAGCAATCTTTTCTGGGTTACGAGCATACTCAGCAGCATCTCTTTTACCTTCTCCAAAGTATCTACCAAAAACAGAATTTAATGCTTTTTCTGAATAATTTAAGTTTTCTTCGAGACGTTTGAAATCAGCTGACTCGTGCGCGCATTGAGCTACAAATCCAGCGACTCTTTCTGGGGTATCAATATCAAAGTCAGGTAAGATTCTTTCCATAGCATCAAACCACTCGTCGATATCAGAATTGTTAACCATAGCAGCTAACATATCTTTAGTAAATTCAAATTTAAAACCCATTATTACTTCTCCAGTCTATCTAATCTTTTCTCTATCTCGTCTATTTTCTTTGTCACATAAGGATATTTTTTTCGCCATGCATCTTCTGGTTGCTTAAACCAAGTTAATCCCCATCTATCTACTAACCAGTCTAAAAACTGATCTAGCTTACCATAACAATATAATCCAGCATGTGTGCCTTGAAAGTATGCTAGAAAAGCTGCTCCTATAAGAGCACCTATTATACTAGTATATATCCATAAAGTGTCTGAAAAAAGTTTATTCAGTATGTCCATGATCTTTTATTCTATCGCTAAGCTTTTTGTCTAATTTTTTAAGTTCACTATCTATATATGTATAAACCATTTCTACATCCACGTCAAGCTCATCTATCCATTCCTCTACAATCGCAAAAGTATTTACAGTTTTTCCATTTTCTTCTGCCATTTGTTCCGCAAAAGTATCATTAATAAGTTTATCTTGACTGTTTACAAATGAACCTAAATTATCTATACGTTCATTAGTTTCTAATATTGCATCTAGAGTTTTTTGATTTAATTCAACGATATCTTTTTTTATCTGTTCAACATCATTAATTAATATAACTTCTTTTTCTACTTCAGTTCTTGCAGTTAGTTCTTCTACTTCACCTTTTAATTGATCAATAGTCTGTGCTTGTTGGGCAGTCCACCACACGAAAGCACTTACTTGTAATACAATTGCTATTACTACACCAATACTAAATTTATTATTCATTTAATCCTCTACTAACCCTACAGGATGTTTAGTACCATTTATATCTTGTATCTTTACTTGACCTTGTGCACAAGAGTATCTTCCAGCATCACCCATGTTTCTTGCTATTTCTCTTTTCGTCTTTAAACAATCTGATAGTGAATCTTTAGGAGTATATTCTATTGGTGTACCATCTACAAATAAAAATAATATGAATCCTTTAAATATTTCTATCATCTTTAATGTCCGTTTTTTATCTGGTCTATTTTTTCCTCTAGTTTACTTATTCGTTTTTCATAAAATTCTAGAGTTAGTTTCTGTTGTTGATCGTATGGAGCATTACCGCTTTCAATATCTTCTATCATCTTATCTAACTGACCTGCTAAATGTTCAATTAACATAAACTGTTCACTATCAGCAGGAAGACTTCCCATCTCACCACGTGGCCATTTTATACGAAATTCAGTATTTTCTTCTAAATCAGTATTCATTAATGTAATATTAGTTTCTATCTGATTAAGTCTTTCTACAATACCAAAGTATGCCCATGTACCTATTGCTACGGCTGTAACGATACCTAAAATAGACTTTAGTGGTGTTGCAATTACTGTATCTTCACTTATGTTCGCTTTTACCATTTCGACTCTCTAGCACCTCTTTACATTTATCAGAAGCGTACGTAGTGAACCAACGAGGAACAAAAGCATGTATAAAACAAGCATAAGCAGCTTTTTCAAGTTGCCAGGAAACCCAACAGGCATGTTTAAAATGCTGCCAACGAGTCTCTCCTACTTCTTCTAAATGTAATTTACATTGTTTACTAAACATTATTTACCATCCTTAAGATACTTAGCATATTCATCTACAGAATGGTCACAAATTCCATCAAAAGGTTGCCTTTTTTTAAACGCTTTCCATCTTCCGGTTAATCCATCTTTTAGTCTTTGATACCAAGACATCTTACATACATCACCTTGAATGTTTAAATAACATAACTCACCGGTATGTTTCCATCCCATAAAAGCAAATGGTACTTTAGGTACTATGTCATTATTATTAACATGTCTTTTGTGAGGTACTTTTAATTTTTTACTCATACTCCAAGATAATGCTCTTGGTGATCCGTACGTGTATAATTCTTTTGCTTCTGAAAAATAAGTAGCGCATATAGTTGCCATTGCACCACCTAAAGAATGACCAGTAATATAAATTGGTCTTTCTTTCTTTTTTTGTATCTGGATAATTTTTTTATAGATATCATCATGAAGCTTTCTATACTCTTGTAAGAAACCTTTATGATATCCATTACTATGGAATGCTTTCAGGTCAGCTTTAATATCATTAAATTCTTTTGGTTCAGTACCTCTGAAAGCAATAGTGATATAGTCATTATGCCAAAGCACATAACCTTGAGCTCCATCTTTATCAAAGAATGCACAGCTTGTATAACCTAATTTTTTAAAACCGTCTTTATTATTATCAGTGTACGCTAATTGAGATACTTTAGCAAAATGATGTGACCAACGCATGTTTATCTCCTTATAGCAGTATTAGCGCTACGCTGTTTATTCATCCTTTTTAGATAAGCAATTCCATTTATAGCCTTGCCTTTTACTCTAGGTCGACCCATTTTCTTCCAGTGAACAGGATCATCTCCTGTACCTGCTACAGCAGCACCTGTTGACATTGCTGGAGCATCTTCTCTAAAAAATTCAGAATATGTCTTCATAGTAACCTCATCTAAGTATTGCACTTCTTCTTCAATACCTAATATGATGTCTTCTTGTGAATATTCTTTACCTGTATGTGATTCTTTAAATAGAAAAAGAGCACCTGCAGCTGTACCAATTTTATTATCAAGACCGACTTTACCTAATGCTCTTTTAATATTAAATACAAATCTTGTATAATAACCAGTAGCTTTCTTCTCTTCTGAAGAAGAAGCTTTCTTTTTTCTTTTACCTTTTTCGTCGACTAGTCCAAGCTTATATGCATCAGTATCTTTAAACGGAGTACTAATGTCTTTTATAATTCTATAAAGTACATATAAGTCTACTGCTTGAGCCATTTAAATCCGCCTTAGTAATTCTACAACGTTAGTGTTAGCTGGGACACCTTCTCCATCAATACTGATACCATTTATACCATCTATAGTACGTGGCCAGTATCCCATCATAACTAAAAACGGCTTTAAGTACTGTAAATAATTTTCAAGCTTAAATACCAACATTCTAGTTGCTGCATCTCTATCAAAAACATTATATAATACCACAATATGATTAATAACTAATCTTTCTTTAAGATCACCTTTTTCATGATATCTTTTAAATAGTCTTTTAAGATATTTTATTCTATTTAAATCTTCTTGAAACTCTAGTATATCCAAACAACTTGGATTATTATAACTTTGAGCTGCAAATAACGAAAAGTTTTGTTCAGTCAAATTTTCAATCATTCATTATTATTCTTTATTATTACGAAAATACTGAGAGTGCTACCCTTTTAATTTGTGTGTTAGATGTAGCCACATACAAATAATTGCTATCCCAAAATATAGTTCCTTGTCCATCAGCTCGACCTAACACTGTTGTAGCATTGTTACTTCCTGGTGAAGTAGCAGCTGAAAGTGTGATCTGACCTGCACTTAATACAGTCTTGGCACCTTGAATTGCAGTATTACCTGACGAAGTAAGAGTTCCAGTAATAGATGTATTAGCTGGAACAGAACCAAATAGACTATAAAGACTTATTTTCTTTGACGCCGGTGTACCAGTAGGATCATCTATTATATAGACAAGATCCTTCTGGTTAGGCGATGTCAGAGCTGTTAACTCTGTTATCTTTCTGTCAGCCATTATTCAATTTCCTAATTATTAACTATCTGGTAATGTAGTATCGTCAGCTGCATCACCTGAGATAGATGACATAGCAACTAATGTTTCATTCTTTCTACGTACGTTACCACTTGCATCAGTATATATGTCTCCAAGCTTAACCCATCCAGCGTGAGCTGCAGTGTTAGCAATCTGACGATTATTTTCTGCTATAGTTTGTTGCGTAGTAATATCAACAAGTTGCTCTGCAGATGATACGCCAAATACTTGAGCACCAGTAGTATTAGTATCTGTCTCAATTACTGTGTTTGGTTTTTCACTAACTGTATAGTTTTTACCTGATAACGTACCTGATGTAAGTTCAGTATTAGATACTAGAGTTAATGCTGTTGCTGATGTAATAGTAGCAATAGTAGCATCTCCGCCTGCATCTGCAATAGTGATTACATCACCTACTTTTTGCTCAACTGCGAAAGCTGTACCTGATCCTGTTACAGCTAATCCTGCTAGAGTAACTGTACCTGCGGATGATACATCATCTTTATTTCCCCATGCGCTCATTACTTCATTCCTCTCTTTTTATGGCCGTGATGACTCGATTTAATTACTTTTAATTCCTCAATAGGAACACGCATCTCAATTCCATGTTCGAACATGACATCATACCAAGCAATATTTCCAGCTTCATCTGGATCTGCGTGCATTGTTTTAACAGGTGTACCGTCACCCCATTGCTCTGAGTAAACGTGAGTAGCACAGTTATGAGGATTTTCTAGCCCTGAGTCTATACCTTCTTTTACATTGTCATCTTTAGGATTGACATCTACTTCATCTTTTTTTCCACCCATAGCTTTCTTAACAGCTTTACGACGATTATGTAGATACTTATCTGACTTATCTACATCACCATCATTGTCGATATCTGCATCTGCATCACCGACAGGGTCCATTTTTTTCTTTTCTGTTACATAGCCAAAAGCAGCATGCTTAGATACACCATCGCTTTTTGATTGTACATCTCTAACAGCGTCTAATAAGCTGTCTGTCAACCCATGACTACCAAATATATTTGCCATTTTAATTCTCCTATTAGGTTCTTTACTGTTATTTATCGTTTTCAGGTAGTGGAGGAATCTTTTTTCTCTGTTTATCTAATGGATCAGATCTTAACATTTTTCCTCCATCTCCATCTTGACCTGCATCACCTTTTTTAAGTTGACCAGATCTTGTAAAGTGATAACCTTTAGGAGCTCCTTTAGTCTCACTCATACGTTTCTTTTCTTTTATCTCTTCTTTAAATTTAGAAATAAAAGTATTTTCGCTTTGCATTTGTCTCGCTAATTGTGTATGATAATTAGCTTTATCATAATCACCTTCAGCACGTGCTTTTTTAGCCATCTCTAAATGTTTTACAATTTTAGGATTGTTGTCTTCTTTTCTCACTCTAAGAGCAAATGGATCTACTTTAGGTTTTTTACCTGCAAGTGTATCTTTAAAGTCTTGATGACTCTTCATCATACGTACAGTAAGGTCTTGTTTAGCTTTCGCCATTCTTGTAGTATCAAGCATCTTCATTGCTTTTTCAGCATCTTGTACAGAGATTTTAGCTTTAGAACCGTCTTTAAAGACAACTTCTTTCTGCCCTCTCATATCGATAGCTTTTTTCAATGATTGACGAATGTTAACAGTTTCATCTGGCTTCTTAGCTTCTTGAACTTCTTCTTTTTTATATTTACCAGATGCTTTTAATTTAGCCATTACAGCAGCTTGCTGAGCTGCGTTGGCAAATTTTTCATTTTTCATCATAGCATTTCTAATTTTACCAGCAACTGATTCTTTCATAGCAGCTTTACGTAGACTTACAGCTTGAGCAACATGTTTATTTTTCATCATACGTTTTGATTCAGCATCATCTGGATTATCGATAACCATACGAACTGTAGGCTCATCTACTCTATGTTGTTTAATATGCTTTTTATACATATCAAACTTTTTAGGATCAACTGTTCCGCCAAATTTCTTACGCATAGGAGTCATGGTACGAGAAATTTCATCGAGACTTTCTTCGTTCATAACTTTCTTCATCATCATTTGTGCTTCTCTATCATTCACACGAAATGCTTTTTTAAGAGCAGCAATACCCTCGCGAGAATTTTTAGTAGGAGCAAGCACTTTATGAATTTGCATACTGCTTACTTTTTTAGCTTCTTCTACCTCTACTTCTTCTTTTTTAACTTTAACTACACCTGGTTTAAGCTTTCCATCTCTATCACGATCAGCTTTCTCTTTATCCATACGAGCTTTGTGTAATGGAGACATCATACTCTTAGCTTGACCTTGAGGTTCTTTGTATGCTTCAGTTTTAGGTTTCTTTTCTTTACTCATCATATCAGCAATTTTAGCAATTTTATCTTTATCGCTTTTAGAAATCTCAGGTTTCTTAGTCATTGCAGTTTGACCATCAGGAATAGTAGCTTCAGCTTTCATCATTTCTTTTCTTTCAGCACAATTGCATGTTTTACAATCAGTACCGCACTTACACTCTGTTACTGGTTGCCCACAACATTCTTCCGGACACATTTCAACACCATCTTTCATCCAGGTGTCTTTTCCTTTACCGGGAAGAGTTTCTTCTTGCACCTCTTCTACTTGAGTATCAAGATAATCAGCCATACCGTCTAGCTTATCTACAGCAATAGCTACTTTACCTACCCACCATGAAGGTAAATCACCATCGTCTGGTAGTTTATCTAACTCGGCGCTCATTTTTTGAACTGCAGCCATAGCTATTTTTACTTTAGTTTTAGCCATAGATACATCATCATGACCTGCTTCAGTGATTTCTTTTGGCGCTGTTTGTTCTGTCAACACGCCGCGTATAGTTCTTTCTAATGACATTTTACTCTCCTATTTAACAATTCCATCTTCTTCGAGCCGCTTTCCCTCGCTCTCCAGTCCAGCCTTTTGAACGAGCGCAAAAGGATTTTCGTCTTCCAGCAGCTTTACTTCCAGGTTTTAATTTGCTAGGTTTAGTTGTTACAGCTGTTTGTAACTTACTACCTGGGTTACGTCTTCTATATGCAGCGACACCTTTCTTAGTCATACCAGCGCCCTGTTTAACTGATCTTTTATGACCAGATTTTACAGACATGCCAGACATATCTTCGGCAGCGAAATATTGTTTAAATGTTTTCATTGCCCCGGTGTGTCCTTTTTATATTTTTTAGTAAGTTTATTTGTACCATCTTCACCAGCTCCGTGCTCTTCGTTATGATGCATATTAATCATCCAGTGAGCTAATTGTTTTTTTCTTTTAGAAGCAGTGCTTGATGAGCGAATCTTTTTTAATTGAGCTTTGGTCTTACCTTTTAAACCATGTCGGCCTGCGTCACCTTTGTCTTGAGGATTTTTTCCATCTTGAAAATTCTCTGATGCATTTTTAAAATCTTGTTTTGTAGGAGCTCCTTTTGAGAAAGCTTTTCTAGGCTTTCTTCCTTCACGTCTCTTTTTATGTATATTAGCCCATAAACCATCACCTTCATTCATTTCTTTCATTAGTTCTTTAACAGCGTCTAAATGAGTTTGATGATAATCATGACCGGGAAGACTAGCATCAGATATTTTTTGTTTAGCAATATCAACCATAGCTTTCATACGGGCCATATCTGCTTCTGATGCACTTCCTTTTTGAGTTAAAGATTTTTCAAAACCTAGATACTTATCAACAGCTACAACTGCATCATGAAAACCATCTTTATCACTCATACCTGCTTTCTGATTATCATCGAAAGCTTTTAAAGCTGAAGGACATATATCAAAGTTTTTAGTTGTCTCTCCATGATGTACAAGTTGTTTACCTTTTCTTTCTTCAGGTACATACTCATTAGCTAAGTCTTTATCATGGTTTAAGTTACCGGCTTTCTTTTTAGTAATAAAAGCGTTTACTCTAGCATATCCCCATTGCTGAGGTGTAGTGCCAGGTCTATGACCAGTACGCCATGCTGCAACACCTCTATCATATACCTTCTTTAAAGTACCATATGATACACCAGACTTTGCTGCTTTATTTTTAAGAGCATCCATAGACTTTTCAGTTAACTCATATGCTTCAGAAACAGAAGAGCTTACACCTTTGTTATCTTGAGATGCTTTACGAACATCTGCTCTTGCATCTTGAGAACGAGCTCTGTCTAACTGACGATCGTGTCTACGTTTATTAGTTTCTTTTTCTCTTTTAATTCTTTCTTGAGTACGATCTAATGCGTCTTGCTCTCCAAAGAGTTCTTTATATTTTTTAGTATACTTAGATGGTTTAGTTTTAGCAGTTGCATCCCCAGGTGCTGGTTTATACGCAGCTGGATTATTGTCATCCATCTTTGCACCTTTTTTAAAGTGTGCGTCTCTAGCTGCTTTAGTTGATTTAGATAAACCAGAATGATATCTTTTAGGTTGAGTACCTTTGCGGTCAGCAATATCAGAATCTTGAGGTGTTTTTGCTGCTTCTGTAAAGTAATCAAAAGCTGCTTGAAGTACTTCTACATTTTCATTTTTAGAACCATGAGCAGATCTGATTCGTTCAATTTCTTTTTTACGTACCATAGGTAGTAAACGTTTTGCAATACGCTCTACTGAAGAAGCTTTCTTTTGTATAAGTTGATCAACCTGTATTTTTTGAGAAGCTGATAACTTATTATAGTTTTCACCTCTTTTACCTGCCATCTTTTTGCGAAGAAGATTACGAGCTAACTTACGTGCACGTTGTACTAAACGTTCAGTAGGAGCCATTCTAAACTTTTTAATCTGACGCTGACGTTTTAATTTTGGAGCAAGACGTTTCATTATTCTTGCTTTTTTGATTCGTTGTTGTAAAGTTAAAGGAGCACGCTCTTCAATATACTCTTCATCTAGCTCTTCCCAGTCTTCAACTTCATTAACAAACTCTTCTAACTCTATGTCAGTAAAGTCTTCTAATTCTTCTTCTAATATACTTTCTATTTCTTCCACTAGTAAGCCCTTCCTTACAAGTTTGTATAGTCTTTTAGCATCAGCGCCTTGTAATTCTTTAGGAAGACCTGATTTGAAACCTAATTGTTTTTTTCCACGGTCATCAGTATAATCATCAAACTTACCATCTGTTGCAGCTTTTCTCAGCTTAGTAGCAGACATTCCTACTGCACCTTCTGCGTCAGGATCTCTTTCTCCAGCTGATATTACTTTTATTTTATCGAACGTATAATCTTTACCATTATATTTATTTAATAATGTATTATATTCAGACACACGATCAGAACCGGCCACCATTGTTATTTCGGTAAAACCAGCTTTCTGTAATTCTTGCATTAATTGGATAAGTGTTCGTGAAGCAGATTGCTTCATTACTGAACCAAATGCTTTCTTAGTCATTGCAATCTTATCTTTATATTGCAATGGATCTTTTTTAGCATTTTGTGTATGGGAAAGATAAATCTGAGGTTCACCGCGCTCTCGCCTAGCCACAGATTTCACTTTATTAACTAATTTTTCGTGACCTGATGTCACGGGGTTCATACGACCCCAGGCGATTACTGCTTTTTTCATGAAGGTTTTCCTTAGACTTAACTTCAATACTATTTATAATATTTTATTTTTGCCAACCTTTTAACACATCAGGTGAAAAGTTTGCTTTAGAGAATTCAAGACGGTCAACAATCTTTACTGCTTGTCCGATCCGATCAATCGCAACATATCCTTCTTGCTCCGTAGTTTCAAAACCTTTAGAAGTACGTAAGAATGTACCAAGAGAAGAAGCACGGTTCATTTTATTAATGACCATCTGCTTTGCTTGGACGATAAGATTCATTAGCTCGAAAATACGTTTTAATTGAAGAACATTAGCAAACACAATAGTAGCAACTCTATCACGTCTTGCAGTCCAGGTTTCTTTACCCTTCTCAGTTTTCTTTTTATCTATCTCTTTCTGATACCAATCCATGATATACTGATACAAACCTTTAACATGAGAGTCTACATCAGGGAAAGGTTCACCAGCACGTACAAACGTGTTGTTATATGTCTTAATCTTCTGCTTTAGTTCATCATCATCACGGATAGTACGCAGTACGTCTCCATCGATAGTATTAAACCGCTTGCCAGCTTGAGATAACAATGCAGTTACTTCTTCTGTTTCTTTAGCAGTAAAAGTTGCATTACCAGATACATCTCGATACGTAGCATCATCCATCCAGATTGAATTAGACTTACGAAACTTCTTGACAATATCTTTGCCAAACGAAGCTTTCATTTTACTAATTTCTCGTCCTTCATACGTTGTGTGCCAGACGACGCCGATTGACGCACGCTTGATTTGAGCGCCCAAGTTAGACTTAACAGGAACAGCATATACAATAGTATTAGGCTGGAAAGTATAATATTTTTCACCAGCGACGGTAGCGACTTTAACATCTCCTTTGGTGAACATAAGGTCGCCCTGGTATACACCTTTTCGGATACCGAGTTTTGCAAACTCTCTAAGCGCGATGCTAAACTTAGTCTTAAGCTCACCAGATAGAGCCGCATTGATATCAGCTTGAGACTTAAATAGTTGCGGATTGACATTAAAGATACCTTTCTTAGCCACAAAGAATTTTCCATCTGCAGGATCAACACCTGCAAAGATAGCAGGAGCACCGTCCCACTTAACTGTCACATTCACTTTACTCTTACCACGACCAGCCAACATATCACGAAGATTCTGTAAGCTATTAATAGCCAAACGAGCACCGTCAACACCATCATTGAAGATCATATCCTCTAGGTGCTCCATATGAGTATTTTTTTGCTCAGCAATAAATGTACTTAACTTTTGCATTTGTTTTCCTTTAATTTATACTCATATTATAACCGCTCTCGTGACAAAAAGCAACTATTATATTGTAAACGGGTTTAATTTTCTTGTACCTGGAGCAAGGGAAAATTGACTATTACCCATATCTTTTATTTTAATCTCTGCTTGTACCTCGTAAAACTCACTGCGAGTCGCAATACGAACTTTAAAATCGCCTCTACCTTTTAATAAAGGAATTCTTGAGTTTAAACCGAAAGGATTGTTTTGTGAGATTTTATAAAAATCATCTGCTGCTTGCATATAATAAGCAGGCTCTGCTTTACCAATAGTGTAATGCTCGGTAACTAATTTACCTAAGTCTCTATTTTCATCATTAGCGATGTAACGGTTGATACCCGGCTGCTCAAAAAACATTTTCATAATGTGAAGTGGTACAGCACCTTCTTCTTTTAACCCACCTTTTGTAGTTGGAATTTTTAATGTGTTAAATGGTATACCAGAAAATTTAGCTATGTCACGAAGAAAAGCTTTTGTTTGTGTAGACTGGTTTAATATATCTACAGCTGCTTTAGCGGCAGGTGTTGTATATGTTGTACCCCATCTACCACTTTTATAATACACTCGGGGGTTAGAAAGATTATCTGTATGATTCATTTTTACTTCTAACCAAGTAGAACGATTCTTAAATGTCATTTTAACATCTGAATATTGCGTACCTACTGTAGGACGTGTAGCAGATACGCCTTGAATAGCATTAATGTTAGCTGCTACATCATTTTCAAACTTATCTGAAGCTGCACTCATTGTTTTTCCTCTGAACAAAAAAATAGTCGATATTTCTACCGACTATTTATCTTTTATTAGAGACCTAGAATTCTACCAGGAGGATCTTTATACAAGTCTTTCCCTTCACGCAACCAATCTTCAATCTGCTCAAAGTAAAAAGCGGCATCTTCTTGACCTTCTCGCTCGAGAACTTCTTTACAACTTTTAAAAAACTCTAACTGCTTCATAGGACCGGTATAGAAAGCATCAGTCATAGATGCAGGTTTACGTTTACCAGGGCGTTGATTCGACATTATATTTTGCTCCATTATAATAAAAAGTTTCTACTTCACGTTCTTCAACTCTTGCAAGCTTAGCTGCTTGCGAGATAATAGTTGCAATAGGGACTGTGTTACCCATATTTAAACTTTTAGCCTCAGAGATAGCCATTTCAATTTCTTGCTCTCTCTCTTGCATTTCTATAACATGTTGACCCATTCTACTCATATCGCATACTCCACTTCTACATATCTAGGAAACTTTGAATTATGACTGCGTCTTTTAATCGTAGCTGCAATTACACCTTTACCTTTTGCTGCTTCGTTTACGTTCCTATATACTTCCCCATCAATCTCATAATAGTACTTCGAGTTACCAAACATACCAGGATCTTCTACTAACTCAATACCTGCTGCTTCATATTGAGATTGCCATGTTGGATAATTTTCTTTATCTTGCTGATAGACTCTTAAACGTACATTTTCTTCTTCTGTAGTATAATGTACTTTGCGTCCATTATCAAGCAAGGAATACAAAAAATCATCATCTAAACTTCCGTCTAGATAATGATCACAAATTGCACGGCATGTTGATGTACGGGTATTGAAATGCTCTTCAGTAAACCTACCTTTACGGTAATACTGATTAGTAGGTTCATGATGGTTAACTAAAGCTTTAGACACATAACCAGAAGATTTAGTTTTTACGTCCCCGTATGAGAGCATTAAAATACGAGCGACATCTTCGGTACGATAACCTTGATTAAGAAGAACAAGGTTAGCTTTTACGATAGGTATAAAACGTTCTACATTCATAGCATATCTCCATTTCCTATACTATATAATATAGGCGCTGTTGACTATAAATGCAACTGTTTTTTTAAATTATTTTACTAAAAATCCAACTCTTGGATTATCTAAATGACCGTCTGCATCATCAAATGATTCTATAAAGTTATATTGATTTTGCTCCATATACCATTTCTTCTTTCCTAAATCATGAGCCCATACAGGAATGATATGATCATAATTAGGATCAGGAGAGCTTCTTAAGTGTACTTCAATTACTTTATTATCTATAAACTCTACATTAATTATTGGTATAAAGGAAAGATCGTTTAACTCTCTAGGTACTATTGGAGCTTCATCTAAAGACAGTCTTTTCCATTCTGAAAATTGAGAAAGAGTTTCATTTTTATTTTGAAACCCTTCATACACTTTTATTGGTATCCATAAAGGTTTATAACTGCTCTGGAATCTATAACAAGCTGATATATGTCTCCCATAAAACCTTTCACACCAAAAATAACCAGGTTTAGTGGCTCTACAATCACCTGCTTCAATAGTTTGAAATCTTGCACCTACACCCATACCAGCTAAATTGTATATTGGGCGTACAATACATTCTAAAGTTTCTTCAGGTGCAACACCAGAAGGACCGCAGTTGTGTTCTAACTTTTCTGCGACCCATAGTTTATTAAACCAATTTCTATACTTTGGATATTTTAAATAAGCATCATCGTCATCCATGCTTATATTTATTTACCTTGACCTCTATATTTTTTATAAGATCGTTTTTTAGATTTGTTCATAGAAGAACGTTTAATATTTTTCAAACCAATAGAAGTTTTTTTATAATTACGATTCATTTTTATCTTTCTTTAATATGGTGCTCCTGGCAGGACTCGAACCTGCAACCGACCCGTTATGAGCGGGGCGCTCTAACCAATTGAGCTACGAGAGCTTAAACAGTGTGGCAAAGGTGTAAGGAGTCGAACCCTATCTTTCGGATTTGGAATCCGACGTGCAGCCGTTAACACTTCACCCTTTTATGGCCTCCGCTGAGGGATTCGAACCCCCGACCTAGTGCTTAGAAGGCACTTGCTCTATCCAGCTGAGCTAAGCGGAGATTCTTTTATTCGTAAATACTAGTACGAGGGGTATACCATTCTGTACCGTTCATATAACGAAGTACTTTTTTATCTTGCATAAGAGCAACAAGAAAAGAAGTATCGTTTTTTGAATTATCCCAGATGGCTCGGTCGCATTCGACTAGAGCCTTCTTCATTGCATCATCATCTTGCTTTTCATCAAAAGAAACTTTTTTAACAACTTCCTTATTAACCATAGTAATTACATTAAGCATTAGCAACACCTCTCATTCTCCGGGAGAATGCTTCATCCATAATATTTTCATACCATGCAGGATTCTTATTAGCAAGTATTCCAAGAGGAGAACTATCAATACCATCTTTACTACGAGCTTCTACATACTCTTCTACAGTAAAAGATTTAATTAGTTCAGTTAGGAATTTAGCTTTAGTAATAGGACCTTTATACTTAAAGCGAGCAATGAAAAGTTCCATTGGCATACCGATACGTGAAGGATGAATTTTATCAGCACCATACACTTCATCATATGTTGGTTGACCTTCATAAGGTCCTTTATACTCTAAATATCCACCATGATAAGTAAAGTCGTCTCTATTGAACTTAGTCATAATATATCTCCTCATTTGATGTATATATTATAGTCACTAGAGAAACTAAGTGCAACTGTTTTTTTAATTAAATTTCAATTATTTGGTCTTTTTTTACAGTTTTTTTATTATCTTCTTCATGATTATGTGTATATTCACCAGCTGTTGCACATTTTCCACAGCATTCTGGTGTACCACATTTATCATGTACTGTACCATCTTTATCTATAATAGGTGTTTGTTTCATGCCAATCCACTATTAAATGTATTCTATCTTTATCAGAATTGTTAAAGACTCCATGTCTTCCTTGATTATTTATTTCATATATTTCACCAGTTTTTATATTTTTTTCTTCTTCATCTATTTTAAAGATTACCTTGTTACTTGTAACAATTGGTATATGTATTCTTTTATTTACAGTGAGAGACGGACCTGTGTCTTCATGTAATGGTATTTTACCATTTGCTTTAAGTAAAGTAAATAATACTCTTATAGGATATCCTTTACAATAATTGTAAATTTTTTTATGTAATTCTTCAAAAAAATTTACTTCAAAATAACGATCCCAATACTCTGTTCTTGGTGCAGGTTCTTTAGGATCTGATGAGATTGAATTCATAGACCACATTAAAGGTATTACAGCTGTGTCTTTATGAACTTCAAATGCGTTTATTCTATTTCTTGTATAAGAGTTGTCCCAATCATTGTATTTTAAAAATTGATTAGAAATAGCTTTTACATTAATGCTGTCTATATAAATGAAAGATCTCATCAATAAAATTTATTTCCTATAATTAAATAATCTAAATTAGAATTTTCTTTAAGAGATATTGCATCTTCTGGTTTACCAGCTATTGGCTTTCCATTATCATTTAAACTAGTATTTAACAATACCGAACAACCAGTCAACTCTTTAAATTTTATCATAAGTGATCTAAGTATCGGATTATCTGATTTATTAATAGTTTGAATACGACAAGTTTTATCTATATGTGTAATACATTTTAATCTTTTGTCTTTAATTTTTGCGACATATAACATATAAGGATTTTCAAATTTTAAATCAAAATATTCCTCTCTATCTTCATCTAATACTACACCACCAAACGGTCTATAATTTTCTCTATTTTTTATTTCATTAATTACTGTCTTAGCATTTTTAATTAGAGGTGACATTAATATTGATCTGTTACCTAAAGCTCTTGGACCAACCTCACCATTACCCTGATACCAAGCTACAACTTTGCCGTCTGCTAATAACTCCGCTGCTTTAGTAATAGTTTCATCTGTTGGTATATCTGTTGAAATATCATTTTGTATATAAGGAAAAGAACTTACATTTATTTTATCTAAATTATTTTTTATTCTTAATGCTTCTATTATGCCAAGAGAAAGACCATCATCAGCACAATGTGGAGGTATGATTAAATTTTTAAAATGCTTTTTTAGTTTGGTGTTCCAAATTACATTTTGTGCTACACCACCAGTATACGTTATTGTATCATTTTTTTTAGCGAACTTTTTAAAAAAGTTTATTAGCACATCACCAACATAATCATGCACAGTGGCTATCCAATCTAAACGAGTATGTAGTGCAAGAAGCTCATCTCCTTTATACTGAACCCATTTATCAAAATTAAATATAGATTTAATATTATACATATCATAACCGGTTATAATTTTTTTAAAGTTTTTATCAATCTTACCGTATGATTGCAAACCCATTAATTTACCAGCTATATCATGTACATCAAAATAATTTATATCCATAGATTGACCGGCGTTGGCCATTTCAATTCCTAATGAGCCGCTATCTTGAACAGAGCCTTTTTCTAAGAGCTTACTATTTTTAAAAATTGACCATGTTACATCTTCTTCACCAAACCCATCTATAACTATATCTACATCAGAATGATCAGTCAACATCCAAGAGCTTAAAGAATGAGCATAATGATGATCTATTCTATGTACTTTACATGCTGCAGGAAATAAATCATAGTCTTGTATTAGAGAATTTAATTCTGTATTGACAATATTATGCTGCCATGGATCAATAACAATTCCTATTTGATCTATATCTGTATATTCTATATCCCAGAAATGTTTAATAGCTAATCGCCACTCCCAAAGATTATTGAAAGCGTGATGTTTTATTTGTTTATGTCTTTCAGTCTTTATGTAGTGTACTTTATTTTCATCATAGTAGCAAATGTTTGAATCGTGACTACATAAGCGAAGAGCTAATAGCTTCATTAAGTAAAGAGTTCCTTAAAATCTTTTTGTTCAAACTTATTTACACCTTTATCAAATACAGGAACATCTGCGGTAATAGCAGGCCCATCCATTACATCATATTGTGCTGATTCTTCCGCATCATACAATCGCATACGAGCTCTATCAATACCTACAACAAAACGTTTATTTTGAGTAGGATCATTATAACGATTCTTAAGCTGCTTTATCATAACTTGATTAAGAGCTTCTAATTCTTCTGTACTAATAACAGCAAACATTAAGTCAGCTGTAGCGGGTAGTCCAAAAGACTCGGACGTATCTTCAAGCCCAACATCTGAATTAGTATAACCTGAACGCGTCGTCTGCGTTGCAGAGAAGATCGGAACGTCTTTTTCAACAGCAAGCCCTCTTAATTCTTCAGCAATAGATTTAACATAACTATAAGTATTGACTGAACCACCAATACCTTTCATACGAGATGAAGCACAAATATTCAGGTAGTCAACATAGATAATATCAGGTACAAAACCTTTCTTTATCTTTAACTCATTTACTAAATGTCTGAAATGACCTGCATGAGCAGATGCGGTAGGAAACTCTTTTACAATTAATTTACCAGCAGTCCTATCTCTTAGCTTACTAATTTTTTTATCATACATCATCTTAGGTAAATCTTCTAACTCATCCATGGTAACGTTTAGAAGATTAGCATCAATACGTTCGGCAATCTTTTCTTCTGCCATCTCCATAGTAATATAAAGAACGTTTTTACCTTCCATCAGATTATTAGCTGCAAAGTGACACATAGCAAGAGACTTACCGACACCAGTACCAGCAAGTATAATATTTAACGATTTACGAGATACGCCACCTTTAGTAATCTTATTCAGATACTCAATATCAAAAGGAATCTTTTCTTCAACGGCATGATAAAAGTCGTATCGTGCAACCCAATCTTCGAGAAAGTCATGACCTATATTATTATCAAACCCAACACTTAATGCATCTGATAATACAGAAGGAATAGCATCCTTAGCTTTATTCTTTGACTTACCATCAATAATATGAATCGATTCCATAATAGCATTATAGATAGCTTTCTCTTGACAGAACTCTTCTGTCTTATCTACAAGCCAATCTCTATCATGGTCTTCGCTATATTCAGAGAATGTATTTACTAATGCGATACTATTTGTATAGTCAGACTCTACTAAAGATGTATCATTACCAAGTTCAATTAAAAGAGTGTCAGAGGTAGGGGCTTTATTATAGCTATCCATATACTCATTAATCTTCTTGAGTATAATTCGTTCTGCTACATTTTGAAAATAATCTTCTTTTAAGAAAGGTACTACTTTACGCGCGTATTGTTCGTCTTTTACTATACTACTTAGGATCGTTGTTTCTATTGCCATCTAATGCTTCTCTCACCGTATCTGAATTCACTATTATATTATAAAGTATGTCACCAATCAACTGTTCAAATTGCAATTGTTCTGCATCTTCATCTTCTGTTGTATAGCTCTCTGGTGCTTCCAATAATGTATATTCGTATTTTAATGGGACATCTGAAGGGTCACCTTCAAACTCTCCAACTTGAATAGCACCATACTTATAAACAAAATCTTTAAACGTGCCTTCTAATACCCTGACAGGTGCTGTATCATTTTCTGTATTAAAAAGAACTTCATACATTCCTGTTACATCATTAGGTTCATTCGCTATTGACATTTAAAACCTCTTTAAAAGCTTCATTTAAAGAATTTTGAAGTACTTCAGCGTCTTCTTCTCTAAACACATAATTATCTGGGTATTCAATTAATTCATAATCATAGTTTATTTTTTTATTATTTTCATTAAGAGGTACTATATTTTTTACTAGATACTTAAAACCTTCTACTCGACTATTTACAAGCTCTATATAAATGTTACCTGATTCAGCTCTATCATTTAATATAATTTTAAATCTTTTACTCATAGAAAAGTTGTCCTTAATTTTTCAATCGGCTTAGTAAACGGCCAATCATTAAAAAACAATACTAATGTAAGTCTTTCTTCTGATGTAGTATCAAATTTATTTGCAGAATGATAATGGTAAGAGTCAAATAAAAATAATCTATTATACACATCTTTCACATCAACTACTTTATTAAATTGACTGTCGAATTTATCTTTTAAACTATTAACTTCTTCGTTCGCTTTTGACAGTTTATTATCAACTATTTCAGAAAAATGATTTTTTTTAATGTCTTCTATTTCACTTAAATCAATTGCTTCATATTTTTTATGAAATAAAGATGTTCCGCTATTATTAGTATTATTAGGTGTTAAATAAATTAAACCGGTTACTGTAGAACCATGATCACTGTGAACCCATCCATTATTATATACTGATGGTACTTTTTGAAACTGCATTCTTATATTTAATATAGTATCAGTTTTTCTTTGAACTTCATCTTCTCTATCAAATAACAAACCTATTTTATGAACTATTGTTCTAGCTAACGGCATATTTATATTAGGTAGATGATTAGAACGTACACCAGGGTATCTATTTTCTGAGTCAGGTTTATAATCCTGCATTAATGCATATTTTCTAACTTCATCTGGATTATCAAAAAAACCATCAACAATAGTATGTGGTATATAGTACATTAAGTTTAGCTTTCTATATCACTCACTATACATTTCTTCTTCAATTGAAGAGAGTTCTTCAACTTCTTGTAACGTCTCTGGTGACCCGTACATAAACTCTTTTTGGGCTGCTTCTTCTAGCTGCGCCATAATATCATCAGTAAAATATTTCTCAGGGTTCTTATTGATAGCTTTACCGAATACTTTAGCACCGTCAGGCATCTCATAACGCGTTGATACCTTTTTAATAATATTATACTTTTCAGCTAATTGCAAGAGCCCATAGTAACGATCAAGACCTTTATCATAAGTTAAAAGAACTTCAATCTTTTTATTCTCTTTAGTAAAGCGAGACTTCATCATATTAATTTTAATAATATTACCTACAACATCAGTACCGTCTTTCTCTTTCTTCTTACCTAAGAAAACAATTTGAGAAGCAGTATATTTAAGACCTGAACCACCAGACATCTCTTTCATAGGTATATAAGAACCTACTACATCATATACATGATTAGTTACAAGTAGCGGCACATTTATTTTAGCGAGTTTAAGATTGAGTACTCTAAAGGTAGCTTTAAGTACAGCAGCTTTGGTCATATCCTTTGTCTCAGAACCTGATGCAGTATCCTCTACTTCTTTAGTAGTAGATAACTGGCCAAGAGAATCGAGTACCATCATCATAGGAGGACGTTGCTTCTCTGAAGTCTTAGAATAATTATCAATAATTTGTAATGCTGTATGACGAAACTTTTGAATAGTTTCTGGTTCAGAAATAATAACTCGATTAGTGTCAATACCTCGAGACTTCATCATTTCTTTAGTTACTGCAGCTTCAGTATCAAAGTAAAATACAGCAGCATCTGGATTATCATTAAGAAACTGCTTGACAACACCCATAACGAAAAACGTCTTACCAGTAGCAGACTCACCTGCAAATGCAGTTATTTTATTATTAGGAACCCCACCATATAAAGAGCCACTAAGAGCAGCATTAAGAATATAGCAACCGGTATCAACTGTTCCAGAAAACTCAGAGCTGTTAAGCCCATCTTCTGCAATAGTAGTATTTTCGTCATTAAGATCCTTCACCATAGTTCGAAAAAAATCAGACATAATCACCTCATAGTTAAAAATATATTATAGTATAGAATGCTTAAGAAGTCAAGTTTCTTTTTTCCAAATAGTCCAAGCACCATAAGCAATTGCAGCGTACGCTACTAAAGATGCAATTGGTTTAAAGATAAGAAAAGCAATACCAGCTGCAACTAATACAGCACCATCTATTGTTGTTCTTTCATTTAATCTTTCATTAATCCATTTTTTCATTTTTTATCCTCAAATGCTGTACCGTCTAGAATAGCTTTCATTTTATCTACTTGTTCTTGGATAACAGGTCCTCTATTAGGCCAGTGAATATAAGCTTGATTTTGAGTGCGATATAGACTTTGTAAAAGAGGTCCTAAAATATCAGCCATTGCTTTTACTTTTTTATCAGCTAAAACATCTTGATAATATTTACGCTGTTTAATTATTTCTTCATTCTCTTCGTCTGTTGTAATAAGACTGTCAAGCTTTTTGTTAAGTGAGTTAAGTAATGTTTGAAATGCCAGTACCGACTTTTCAATACGTATTACGTTATCATTAATACCTTCAACATCATCTTTAATAGGTGACGAATCAATCTTCACCTCTGTTGTTGGCATTACATCTACGGCATTAAAGCCAAAATCATCTACCCAGTTACTCATGCAAAAAAATCCTCCAGGGTCATTCGCTTTTCAGTACTCCATCCAATAACATCTAGTATATTTTTAAGAGGTTCAATATAAGCTTTATCAAATTGCTTCTCATAATCTACGAACTCTCTAATACTAAATTCATCAGGGATAACACTATTAAAAGCAATTACGTTTTCTTGTATATAATTAGGCATTTTCAAGTAACAGAATTTAATCTTCTCTCCAGAAAAAATGCTTTCATACTTTTGTACTAGTCCATTTTTATTTAGGTGATAGTTATATAGAAGAGCACCTCTAACATGTATAGGAGTACCTTTCTTATATAAGCTAGCACGATCTTTCCATTTATTCATATCACTTACACCACGAGGAAAAGCAATATCTTCAGCAGGTAAACTCATAAATTTAGTTCTACATTCTTCAATAAACTTTTGCGTAGCGTCTTCATCTTTGTTCATAATAACTTTAATAGTATCACGAAGAAAGTCTCTACAAGGTTGAGGGGTAGAAGATCGTACAACCTCAATACCCATAATCTTTAATTTAGGTTCTTTATATTGAACACCTTCGTTATTATACACGTTAAGAGCATAATGCTTCTTACCAGTCCATATACCTTTATCAGCAATAACTTCTCGAGCCATAACCATTTTTTGCTCATAAGCATTCATATAGTTATATAACTCATCATAAGCTTCAATCATAAGAGGTTCTAATTTCTCTTGACCTACTTTATCTAAGAACTTAATAGGATCTTTAGGATTGACTTGTTCAACAAGTTTACTCATTCTTACATATAATGAATCAGTATCAATAGCAATAATATAGTCTTCATTATCAGTCTTAAGTACTTTATTCATATATCTATTAATAGTATCTTCAGCCCACCGAATAGTTAATTGACCTGATACAGTAATCGATTCAGCTACTCTCATATCATAATATCTAAAATGCTCATTAGATAAAGCGCCATAAAGAGAATTCATAAGAATCTTTACAGCCATTTGCTGATTATCAAGAGTAGTTATTTCTTTTTCGATCTCATATGAACTACCTTCATCTTGACCTCTCTGCTGTGCAGTAAGCATCTTACGTTTAACAACTGAACGTTCATCATATAATTTTTGAATAATCTCAGGCACAATACCTTTTCTAGATTTATCAAAATACTGGCCAGTACCAGTCATACAATACTTTTCAGGTATTTTATATTCAGTTCGTTTTAGTAAATCCTCTACATTAGCTTCATACTGCATATCATTTACAACAGTCTCAGGAGACATATTATATTGCATAATAATATGAGGATATAGAGAGTTTAAATCAAAAGACATAACCCATTCATGAGCACCAGTTTGAGGATCTTTTACGTAAGCACCTTCAATCTTTCTTTCTTTTTCTCTAGACACTTTAGGAGGTACAACTATACCTCGTTTACGCAATTCGTTAAAAAGTATAGCATCCCATACACCAACAGAACCAAATGCATCTGAATAATTAACTAAACCTTTATAAGCTACAGTCATCGATAGAGTAATAAGACCCATCTTATCTTCTAATCGATCAACAATATCAACATCTCTAATATTATAATCTATAAACTTTTGATGGTTCTGATCGTATAAAGCGTGCAGAGAACCATACTCATCGTAGGAGAGCTTACGTTCTCCTAGTACAACGTGTGCAATGTTATCTAACTTATAAGATGCCTGAGTACCATACGTATAACCAAACTTCTTAAAACAATCCATATAGTCTAACTGCTGTAATCCGTAGATTTCAAAAGCTTGATGTTTACGTCCAGCAATATCAATATTACGCTCGTTAATTATTTTCCAAGGAGAGAGTTTCTTTTTCATATCCTCTCCGAGGATCATAGCAATTCGATTTACAATATACGTAGTATCAAATAAACGAGAGTTCCAACCAGTAAGTACATCAGGGTAATTTTTACACCAGTGATCAAGAAACTTCATAAGCAAACCAGCTTCTTTATCACATTGAACATATACTACTCGATCAGATAAGTCTTTAGACAATTCAGACTTATGATCTTTCCATTCACCCAAACCCCACACATAAAACATATTGTCAATATTATTTTTAAGACAAATAGCTGTAATAGGAAATCGAGCTTCATCTGGGGTTGGAAAGCCTTGATCAGACTGAACCTCGATATCTATAGTAGTTACATTAATCTTATCTCGTTGAAATTCAACACCACGTTCAAGAAAAGCATCAGAAATAAACTGATGTATATAATTAGTATTACCGTATATCTTAAAATTATCTACATACTTATACTCATCAATAAAATTACGAGTATCCCGCATAGTACCAGGATTAACTGGCTCTACAGGTTTACCTTCAAGAGTTTTATAAGGAGATTCAGCTTTACCAGGAATGTACATAGTAGGTTTATACTGTATACGTTCACTGATAGGCTTACCATCCTTATAACCACGGAAAAGTATATCGTTACTATAACGATCTACACATGTATAAAAAGTAGACATTTATACCTATACGATTAGTTTAGAAGAAGGAGGAGTTACTACACCACCATACATACTTTTATATTGGTTAGCAATATCATCATCTACCTCAGCAATAAAAACAATAAAGCTATGTTTAATTTCAAGCTCATTTTTTGACTTATGCAAGATAGGAGCCCAGGGAGCAAAACCAAGTTGTCCTTGACCGGTAGGCACAGCTACAATAGCATTTTTAATTGTAATAACTTGAGATCCTTTTTCAGGACCTACAATTTCTGCAACCACATCTTCGCCTGATTGCATCCGGATATATTTTATATTCGCCATAATAAACCTTTAAATGAAAAGAGAGCCTCGAAAGACTCTCTTATTATAATATACTTCTTTATAGAAGTCAATCTTTTTTTGATACAAAAGTATACATTTCTTGAGCTTTTGTCATCATGTCTTCCATGGAATACATTTTGCAAGTTTCTTGAAACTGCTCCATTTGCATTTTACCTTGCTCAAACATATCCTTAGCAAACTGGACATTCATATCTTGTTGCTTATCCATATATTCTTTTGCTAGCTGAACCATCTCAGCGCGAATTTCAAAAGGATTTTTTGCCATTATTTAACTACCTTTGCCATAGCTTCACCAGCAGAGTTAGCAAACTCGTTTGTTTGTTTCATTGCTGTTTTTGTGAAAATTGTTTGAGCATCAACAAACGTATGTAGTGGTTTGTTTAGTGTCTCGTCTTTGAACCAAGTATCTACCCAGCTCTTTTTTGCATTTTGGATTGTATCAATCAACATATTAGTCATATATTCGTTCATAAGAACCTCCTGTATGTGTGTGTTGGTGAGGAGCTAACCATGGCCCCTCGCGCACTTATTAAGTAGTGACCCTATCTCAAGTTTTTAAGTTCCATCATACAACGTTTCGCTTCCTCGTGGTAACCACATCGTGCCAGTTCGGCCGCTGCCCTCGAGTAACCCACCACTTGGGTATAGTGATCGAGTGAAGACCACAAACCCGATAAGGGCGAGAATATAGTAGACATTACTGCTGTTGTCATTAAACCCACCCCTGCAAATTTTGGTTTGCTTTGACGTGTTCAATAGTTGCTTTAGCTCTAGCGATTTCGTAGATCTCGCCGCGGCTAATTCCAATGTCTGCTAAATCATAGTCAGATAGTTTGCTTAAAGCCTTTTCAGTTTCACGAATTGCTTTACGTTCAATTCGATTATTATTAATGCTTTTCAATGCATCGATAATTAGTTCAATTGCTCTCGTTGAGTAATTGTGGGCTGTTAGTATTGCTTGTGTCATTTTGTTTCCTCGTTTGACCAATATTGATTTTACGAGGACGCATTTCTTCTGGAATAACATATTGCAATTCGATTGCCAAGATGCCATCCTGAATATCTGCTCCGTTTACATTTACATGTTCGGACAGCCTAAAGGTTCGTTTAAATTTCTTTGTCGAAATGCCACGATGGATAAACTCTCTACCTTTAGAGACATGTTCCCCTGTAACAGTCAAGGTTCTATCTTTAACTTCTACAGATATTTCATCCTGTGTAAACCCAGCAATTGCTAGTTCAATCAAGTATTCTTGATCTCCAGCTTTAATAATATTATGTGGGGGATAATGATCTTGTGCATGTTTAGCTGTCCATTCAAGTTCGTTGAATAGATGATCAAATCCTACAAAAGATGAACGAGGGAATAGTGTTTGTAAGCCTGTCATATTTTTCTCCTTTATTCCAAGCAAGAAAGAACGTAAGCCGGACTATCCGCGCTTACATTTCTATTTATATTATATAATGCCTTAATCTATGATTGCAAGCTATTTACATGTGGAAAACTTAAAAATTTTCTATAATCAAATAGATGCAATGGGTTTTCTGACCATGCTAGATAAACATGAAAGCTTTCATCTTTATTTTCTAAAGTGTTGCGCCAGTGTTTTAATTCCTGTCCTTTAAATAAGACAATATCAGTTGGTTTTAAATTTATCTCTTCTACTTTATTATTTGATTCAATATATAATGGCCAAATATCATTCGAATTACAAATATCAATATCTATAGACATTGTATGCATATTTTCAGGTCTATCAAGATGCGTTTTTAATTTTTGATATTTAGAATATCTTCGTATATAACTGTAGGTTGGATATAAAGGCCTTGCTGCAATTGTTGAAACAAATGGTGTTAATAGATGTAATAGTGAATCACTAAGTATATTACCATATGATCCTAGAGAAGGGTTAGTTTCAACATCACTTACAATAGAATGTTTATCACCAAGTTCTGGTGGCTCTTCTTTTATTCTTAAAATATTTTCTTCTGAATCAACTTTTGTTGTTTCAATAGCTAACTTAAATGTATTCAACAAAAAATTTACTAGATCACTAGATATTAATTCTTGTATATGTACAAAGCCGTTTTTTTCATAACTTTCTACTACCTGACTCGTTAATTCATTATCTAAAACATACATTTATTTTTTACGACCAATGTTGTATTTTGCTACCAAATTCCATCCGTCTTTATCTTTAAACGGTAATACTTTAATTTGACTGAGAGGTGAGGTAGGTTCTTCAGTTTTGCTTGGGTTTACTAGCTTAACCAAACCCCACTCAGCAATAAGATTAGCAATAGTGTTGCGTCTAGATATATCAGCCTCAGCAAAGTTTGTAGGTTTGCCATCGAGAGCAAACAACTCTTTAAAGTGTACAATATAGTATTTACCTTGTTTGTGAAGAATGTGACATGATTGATATAATGTCATGTCTTTACGAGATGCGATGCCAATTCTTGTAAGTGTTTCTCTAACTTTCAAAAAATCATCTTCATTATTCAGCTCAACTTCTATCATCGAGTTAATATCAACTGCCATTTAATCCACCTTCAAATCTTTTTTTCTTTATTGTTATAATTTGATCATCACTAAGTAGAGGTAGAACTTGTTTAGCTTTTTCATAGCTATAGCCATAATGTTGCATTACAAGTTCAAGATTCTCATCATCTTGCTTTTTAGCCCATTTACTAAATCGCTTCTTATTACGAATAATATTTATAAGAAAATCGAATTGGAGCTTTTTATCAAGTTGATGGTGGATATTCATTTCATTAGCTAGTCGAACTGTATCTGAAAATTGAGAAAACGCTTTATTTACTAAATAAGGTGGGTATAATTTTTCAGCTAATTCAGGATTTTCTGAATTATTAATTATATTTTTCTTACCATAATTTATATCGTTTACATAATCAAACGGATTCATTATTCAAACTCACAATTAGCCATTATCTCTGTCATACAGGCTACCATATTAATTTCTTGATCAGCAACAAATGCAGCTTTATACTGATAGTCAGCTATAATTAATACTAATTGAGCTACTGAATGTGGTTTCATTTTTTCATTTGCATTATCGTAAATTTTACGCAACATTGATGATGTGTCTACATCACTATTTTGTGCTACCCATTTACGCATTTCACTAAAAGATTTTTTTTGTAAATAACTTAATAGTTCTTCTATAGATGCATCACTATTGCTTGCAAGTATACCTGTATCTATTTTCCCTGCTGCACCATAACGTTGTAATTCGTTTAACACTCTACGAAAGTCAGGAAAATAACTTTCAACCATTTTAGCAACAACACTCAAATCATATTGAACGTTTTCTTCTTTAAGAATATTACATACACGTTTAAAGAATTGAGACGCTACTTTAGGTCGATCTTGTTTAGGAACATTAAACTCTACTACACTACAACGGGAATGCAGCGGTTCAATAATTCTATTTTTAAAATTACAAGTAAGAATAAAACCACAGTTTTTACTAAACTCTTCCATAAAGTTTCGAAGAGCAGGTTGAGTAGATTGAGGGTTCAGATAATCAGCTTCGTCAAGAATAACATACTTACGAGTATTAGTAAAAGACATAGTAGATGCAAAGTCTTTTATTTCGTTACGCAAAGTATCAATGTTGCCATTCATACTACCATTAATAACAATATAATCTGCATTTATTTCATTTAACATAGCTTTAGCTACTGTAGTTTTACCTACACCAGGGCCACCAGTTAAAAGTAAATTAGGAATATTGTCTTGATTTATAAACTCTTGAAACGTTAGTTTAAGACTGTCGGGCAGTATACAGTCATTTATCGACTTAGGTCGATATTTTTCCACCCATAAAAATTCTTCCATAATATAACCTCACTTACCATAACCATTTTACAATTGTACATCTATAACCATCAGTAATAGTTTTTATGTAATGTTTATATATAAAACAGCTTGGAAAAATAATAACATCACCGCAATTTAATTTAAAATTATTTTCATTTGTAGAGCCTGGATAATTAAATACTATTTCACCTCCTTCATAATCACTTGAGAGAGATGTGATTGTAGATAATTGAGGCACACCTTTTTTTTCACCATCAAATAATCCATGTATGTCATCTATATGATCATCAAAAGACGTTCCTTTACCATAGTAATGAATTAGACCATCTGATAAATCAGTTAATGATAGTAAATTGTTTGTATATCTATTATAATACTCTTGTGCTAATTTTTTTATCTTATCATTAAATGTTTCATTATGATTAAGTAGTGTTTCTTCATTTAACAATCCACTATTAGGATAGTTTTTTGGTTTGTTTTCTTTTTCACCAAAATAGCTTAAATCTCTTTCTTTGTAAATAGAAGATGTTTTAAATAGTTTATCACATTCGTCTTCTGTTAAGAATTTACGTTTTACATATATGTATTCATCAACATACATTTTATCCCTCATACGATGACGAAGCTTCATTTACAATAGTATAATTTAGGTTACCGTCAGTAGATTTAAACTGAGAAATACCTTTACTACTAATTGTAACATCATATGAGCCTAGAAGCAACTTAAGATTTTCTACTTTAAACACCATAGAGAAGACTTTATCAGTTACACCAACTTTATAATGAAAAGAGTTAGAGGAGGAGTTTTTTGTATTCATTGCACGGAACGAAATTTCTTCACCATCACCTTTTACCACTACTTCAGGAAGTTGAAGTACATTAGCAGCTTGTTGTACTCGTTTAAGTACACTATCGCTAATAGTAAAGCTAATAGATGTATCTGGTAGTTCCAGTTGCTTTTCTGGAGGAACTACAATCATAGATTTATCAGCATAGAAGTAATCACTCTGTGCTTTATCTTCACTATTGATAGTTAAGTATGATGTATCAAAATCTAGATCAGGTTCTTCAAAGAGACTAAGCACTCCAAGAAACTGATTAAGATCATAGATACCAAAGTCACGAGGAAACATTTCTTGTACTTCTGCTTCAGCCATAATAGTCTTCATAGGTGAAATAGTACGAATCTTATTACCTTGAGTAAAGTAAATAGACTGATTAATAGAAGAAAAGTTCTTTAGTACCTGAAAGGTTTTTGCGGTTAGTTTCATAATATAATATATCCAATTTATTTAACTTTAAAATCATTTCCCACAGTAGCAGATGCACCAATCTGAGCAAGATCAACTAAACTGCCACCAAACATATATGAGCCCATATGAGTCAATTTCATCCATGGGCACATCCATACCTTAACACCTGCTTTACGCGACCACTGACAAAACATATAATCTTCTGATAGATAACGTTTTGTTTCAGGATCAATTACACAATCAAAGTATGCCATAATCTCACGAGATCCATCAAAGTTTTTTGTACGTACATGATCAGGTTTATAATGAAATTCAGGATATGCTTTCTCATATTTTTCAAATGCACTTTTAGTTACACACATAAATCCTGTACCGCCTTCAAGCACTTCTACAGGTTGGTCTAATCTAATTTGATTACCTGATTCACCAGCTGGATTAAAAACATAATCACCAACATACTTCTCTAATATATTAGGATTTTCATCAGCAAAGCCTTTATCAACAGCACGTTTAATTTTTTCCCATGAAATAGCTTTCTTAGGATATGGGCCGCAGACAATCTCTCTATCTTCACTCTCATCCGCTAAAGCAGCTAATGCAAGAACATCCATTGGATCAAAACCAATATCGCTATCAATAAACATAAGGTGTGTATGTTCAGACCTCATAAACTCATCTACAAGATAGTTGCGAGCTCTAGTAATTAATGACTCATTAAACAGGTAAAAGAAATCGACTTGCACTCCATGATTAGCACACACTTTAACTAAATCAGTACAAGATTTTGTATATATACCAGCACACTGGCCACCATACATTGGTGTAGCAACCATAATTTTACGTTTACGTAACTCTTCAGTAGAGATTTTAACTTCAACTTGCGGCATCATTTCCCCTCATAATTTTTTTTGTCAAACTCTTTACCAATACCATAATCACCGTCATACATAGATAATGTCTCTGCTTGAAAGTTAAGATATTGACCGATACGTGTACCTTTAGCAATATGCATTGTACCTGTAGTAACATGCATTACACTAGCCATAACACCTTTATAACCTGAATCATATAATCCAGAAGTTAGAAATACACCATTACGATTTAAAGTAGAACGAGGAATAACCCAACCAGCTTCTCCATGACCAATAGTAATAATATTTTCCATTAATACTTCATAAGCACCTGGTTCAAGATGAAAGTAACCATCTTTATCAGGCTCTAGTTCTTCTGATCCTCTATGAACTTTTTGATCCTCGTCAATAGTAAAATCATTACCGAGAATCTTTAGAATTTTATCAACCCGCAAATCAACTGCATTAGGTTGAACGTCTTTTTCTTGAACGTTAGTTAAAGAGGAGGCAGCATTACTGCCTCCGATATTAATCATTGTCATTATATAACCTTATTTTTAATAAGTTCCACCTGTACCTACTTCCATACGTGTACGTAGATATCGAAGTAGTACACCGTATATAGGTAAGAACATTACAAATGATACGATAATTTTAAAGATTACATCTACAGTAGCAATTTCTAACCAATTAGCTGCCATAAACTCATCATTGCCAT